CATTTTAGAAGTTGCGATTTATGTTCCCCATATGAAGGAACTATTGTTTCCCTAGATGGGAAAGACAATAGATATCCAACAATCTGGGATGCTGAGACTCAGGGCTTATTTCACGCAAATTGTTACAGTGATGATACAGAGGTTTATACTTCTAATGGGTGGAAATTATTTAAGGATGTAGAAAATAAAGATAAAATATTTTCTTTAAATCCTAATAGCCATATACCAGAATGGGTTGATTACGTTAAAAAGTTTGAATATAATCCCGGTAATGAAATGATTTCATTTAAAAGTAATTCTTTTGATTTGTTAGTAACAAAGAATCATAACATGTATATTGGCGTAAATAGCCACGCCGAAAATCAAAAGAAGATTATTAAGTGGAAGATAGAAACCGCGGAGAATTGTTTAACTAAGAATTTTAAGCAATTAAGATGTGTTAACTGGGAAGGTTTAGATTTAGAATATAATACCTTTGGCTATACAAAAAAAGAGCTTTCATTTTTACTTGGAATTTTTATGGCAGAGGGTCATACAGAAAAAGATAATAATAGAATTGTTATTACCCAATATAAAAAAGCATGTATAGAAAAAATAGAAAAAATTCTTAAGCCGATGGGTTTTTACTTTTCAGGCAATAGATTTATAAAAGACAACAGGGAGCTGGCAAATTATTTAAAAACATTCGGGAAACAACCTGAAAGATATATTCCTGAATTCATATTAAACGAAAAGCCTGGAATTATAAAAGAATTTTTAACGGCCTTTTTAATTGGAGATGGAAGTATTAGAAAAAACAAATCAAAACTAAAGGATATAGAATCGATTTCAAAAACATATTTTACAACAAGCACAAAGCTGGCTGAGCAGATTGGCGAGTGTATTTTAAAGGTTGGTAAATACCCATCATTTACACTTCAAAAAACAAAAGGGAAATTACAAAAACATTGGAATGGTGACTATAGTTGTAACTATGATATATGGGTAATAAGAGAAAACAACAGTAAAATGAGTTATCATAATATTTCAAAAGCTAACAGCCATCGTGGAATTCAATCTAAAATTATAGATTACAATGGAATGGTCTATTGCTTAGAGCTTGAAAAACATCACATTATGCTAGTTAGAAGAAATGGGAAAATATCCTGGTGTGGGAATTGCAAACATGATGTCGCTGCTTTTTTTGAAGAATATACAGAGCCAGTGTCTGCGCCTCTCGACCCTGCCGAAGAAAGACTCGTAAATGAAAACGGCTATTCTGAGGCCCAAAAAATAGCCTATAAGGCTCAAGAAAAACAGAGGTATATAGAACGCCAAATAAGAATGTATAAGCGAAGAGAAGCCGTTGGCCTTGATGAGTTTTCAAAACAAAAGGCTCGAAACAAAATAAAAGAATGGCAGGGTGTTCAAAGGCAACATTTAAAAAACAATGAATTCTTAAGACGGAAATATGAACGGGAACAAATTAAAAAGGCTCATTAGATAATTAATGGAGGATAATATTTTGAAAAATGAAATAGTAACAACGAATAATCAATTGCCAGTTAACTTAGAAGACTTGAGTAAATTTGTATTAATAGGCAGGGAGAAATTAATAAGCGTTAAGGCAGAAATTAGAGCAATGAAAAAACTAGATATTGCCAAAGAAGTCAGGGAACAGAAGAAAGAAGAGGCCCAGAACTTAGCAGAGTTATTAATTGATGCTGAAGTTAGAATCGGGCAATTAACAAAATTAATAGAGCCATCAAAAGGGCTAAGAACTGATTTGGAACTTAGTAACAGTGCTGTTACTAGGTCAAAAAAAGAACAACTAGAAAATTTAGGTTTTTCTAAAATGGATACTTCAAGATTTGAGCAGTTAGCCGATAATCCTGAATCGGTTGAAATGGCCAAAGAAAAAGCAAAGGAAAACAACGAAGTAATCAATAGAACAGCTATATTGAAAGAAATTCAAGATATAAAAAAAGCTGAATTAAAAAGAAAAAGAGAACAGCTAAAAGAACAAACCCTTAAAACAACGGATTCAAAGAAATCGGAGATAGTTTTCTTTAATTGTGATTGTTTTGAATTTTTAAAAGAGACAAAAGATAATACCGTTGATTGCATTGTTACAGACCCTCCATACTCTGTAACGGATAATAGTTGGGATAATTTCAAGTCTGAGGCCTCTTTCTTAAAGTTTATTGATAAAGTACTAAGTGAATGTAAAAGGGTTTTAAAGCCTAATTATGCCTTTTTTATGTTTATGGACTCAAGGTTGATGAGTAAAGTTGAAGAGCTTATTATAAAAAATAAATTTGACTTAAAATCTAGAATAATCTGGGTGCGTAAAAACATGAGCATGGGAAGAGTTGTAAAAGACCGATTTATATCTCAATGGGAAATTTGTTTCTATTGTGGAAATAAAGAACTAAACTTTCCAGAGGTCTGGGGAGAAGAACGCGGAGATGTTCAAGAGGCGGCTGTTCCTCAAACAAATTATGAAGATAAGAAAATCCACCCAACACAAAAGCCTTTAAAGATTGTTGAGCGATTTATTGAGCTTTCAACGAATCAGGGAGATATTGTTATAGACCCATTCTGCGGTGGTGGTACAACGGCTGCGGCTTGTTATAATTTGGGAAGGCATTGTTCTACTTCGGATATTTCAAAAGAATATATTGATAATGCTAAAGCGAGGATATTTGGCCATGGATAGGACAGTTGCTTTTAAGCAGACTGAAGAATATAAACAAAGTTTAAAAATGAGAAGCTCCTGTGACAAAGTTTTAAAATATGTATTTGGGGTGAATGAATCATCAATAATAAGATATGAGAAAGAATGTGGCCCTCACGTTCTTGACCAAGAGTTCGCGATTGACTTGAAGGTAATATTGCCAAACAAGATGCAACTAAGTGGACAGGAAAAAGCTTTAACATTTAGATATTATAGCTATAAAACGTTCACAATTGAATTCTATCAAAACAGACATGATTATGAAGTACAGAGGCCAGATGGGACAATAATGAAACCTAAAGAACCTGGAGAATGGTTCAAGATAGCATCTCAATTTTATTTGTCTGGCTATAGCGATAAATCAGGAGTCAGATTTATTGAATGGAAGATAATAAAAATGTTTGATTTTATGTTATGGCAGCGGGAACAGGACATAGATAATCTTGAAAAAAAATGCAGGCCATGCACAAATAGCCACGCGAATTTTTTACCTATAAGATATAAAGATATTCCATTAGATTGTATATATGCTGAAGGGAATCTTCTTAAGAAAAAAGCGATTATTAGAGGGAAGATAGAAGATTTTGCTATTTGTAAATAAGTAATAAAAAAGGCCTCCAGGCCTTTTTTTATCTTCCTTGCTTAAGTTCTCTAATTGCCTGTTCTATAAGTTGTGGCGGCCAGTCAAAGCCGTTCTCGTCTATAATCCCGGCATATTCTCTTAATTCGTACATGCTAAAGGCTGAGATGTTCTTGTTTTCGTTTTTCATGCTTTCTCTTATTGCCTCTTTTATTTCTTTTATAATTTCTGAATTCCCCATTTTGAAACCTCCGTTTATTTTTATTTTTTGGGGAGGTTGGGCCTCCCCGGTGTTGCTTTTTATTTTTTTAAGTAAAGCCTTCTAACTTCATAATCGTTGTTAATTCTATTATTTAAAACTATTGTTATGCTTGTTAGTGCGCCAACTCTGTATTCGTTTTTAAAGGCCTTAAACATCTCTTCGCTAACTTCGGTGCTTATGTATAGTGTATTAATGTCTCTTGCTGTGCAGGCTGATGTTAATAATTCCGGGTAATCATGGTCTATTTCGGGTGTTACTACTGGCAAATCGCCGGGTGCTAACTTATAGCTGTTCATCTTTCTAATAGCTTCAAAATTGTTCATGGTAGTACCTCCAACAAATTATTTAGTAACTTCGTTCTTTACTATACTTATATTATACCATGAAGGTAATACCCAGTCAATACTTTTTATAAAAATAATTAAAGTTTTTTTATATATTGCAATTAACCGCAGATTATTATAAAATATTAAATAAAAGAAAGGGGTGTTCTATATTTTTAAAGATAAAAAGATTCTGATAATTGGCGGGACTGGCAGCTTTGGTAATAAATTTATTTCAAGAATATTAGAGACAGATGTAAAGAAAATATATTGTTTTTCTAGGGATGAATTAAAACAATATGAGATGAAACAAAAATTTGAAGATGAAAGACTTTGTTTTTTTATAGGGGATATAAGGGATTATGACAGGCTGTTAATGGCTTTTAAGGGAATAGACTATGTTATACACGCGGCAGCCTTAAAGCAAGTTCCAGCCTGTGAGTTTAATCCCTTTGAAGCAGTTAAAACAAACATAATCGGCGCACAAAACATTATACAGGCTGCTATTGAGCGCAGCGTTGAAAAAGTTATTGCTTTGTCAACAGATAAGGCTGTGGCACCAATAAACCTATATGGAGCGACAAAGTTATGTATGGAAAAACTTTTTATTGCAGGGAATAATTATGTTGGAGCTGCAAATACTAAGTTTTCATGCGTTCGATATGGGAATGTCATAGGGTCAAGAGGCTCCGTAATACCGTTGTGGCTCAAAGCCGAAAAAGAAGACAAGGAGTTTCTTTTAACTGATATTGAAATGACCAGGTTCTGGATAACATTAGATAATGCTGTTAATATGGTTTTTATTGGATTCCAGTCGATGCTAGGTAGTGAAATTTTTGTTCCGTGGTTAAGGGCTATAAAGATGATAGACCTTGCAAAGGCAATAAATCCAAAAAGACCCATTAAAATAGTTGGAATAAGGCAGGGCGAAAAAATTAATGAAACACTTATAAGCTTAGAAGAATCTGAAAGGGCCTTTTCAAATATGGATGGGGATTTTTATATTATTGTTCCAGACAAAAAAATGTTTTCTAAATACAAGGGCCTGCAAATAAAAACATCTTTCGAATATTCTAGTAATAATGCAGAATATTTAAAAAGAGAAGAAATAGAGGAGATGATTAAATGTCTAAAATAATAAGTTATGGGAAACAATTTATTGATGAGGATGATATCGACTCTGTTATTAATGTACTTAAAAGCGATTATTTAACTACTGGGCCAGCCGTTGATAAGTTTGAAAATGAATTATGCGAGTATACCGGATATAGTCATTGCAGCGTTGTTTCAAGTGGGACAGCGGCTTTACATTGTGCGATTGCTTCTTTGATGATGGATTCTCATTCAGAAGTTATAGTTCCAGCGATTTCTTTTGTAGCAACATCGAACTGCGTTCTTTATCAAGGGTGTAGACCTGTTTTTTGCGATATTGATGAAGATACTTTACTTATTGATGTTAATAAAATTGAATCCTTAATAACTAGAAATACAAAGGCTATAATTGCGATGGATTATGCGGGCCAGCAATGTGACTATTCTAAAATAAAAGAAATTTGTATCAAATATAATTTAGTTTTTATTTTAGATGCCTGCCATTCTTTAGGGAATATTTTTTCATTCGGAATAAACCCAGACCCTGATATTATTTGTTATAGTTTTCATCCGGTTAAGCACATAACAACAGGCGAAGGTGGAGCGGCCCTTACAAATGATTATGTCTACCATCAAAGAATTAAATCTTTTAGAAACCATGGCCGATTTAAACTTGAGATGACTCAACTGGGTTTTAATTATAGAATGTCAGACATTAACGCGGCTCTGGGAAGTAGCCAATTGTGTGGATTAGATGGTTTTATTTCAAAAAGGCGTGACATAGCAGCTAAATATAATTTCAATCTTGATGCCCATATTCAATTGGCAAAAATCAACAATCATGTTTATCACTTATATGTCGTCAAAATAAAAAATAGAAATAAATTTATTAGATACATGATGGAAAACGACGTAATTTGTGCCGTTCATTATCCACCTATTTATAGCCAGCCATATTATAAACTTAACGGATATGGGCATTATAAGGAAATATGTCCTTCAGCAGAAAAGATAAAGGATTTAATTGTTTCTCTGCCAATATATTATTCTTTGGAAGATGAAGAACAGGAAAAGGTTATTAATTTAGTTAATAACTTTATGGAGGGAAACCAGACATGAGGCAGATTATACTTGACATGGGCAGCGGCAATACCTGTCGCAACAACAAATTACTTATTCGGGAAATGTATGATAGTTTGGATTTAATTGATAATCATAAATATGAGGTAATTGTTAAATGGCAATTATTCCAGCGGGCAGGGGATAATATACCTTTGAATAAAAGGTCTTTTGACTATGCTTATCATTATGGGCATGACCTCGGTTATAAGGTAACAGCATCTGCCTTTGACAGAGATTCTTTAGATTTTTTGATGGGATATAAAGTACCATTTATAAAAATTGCAAATAACTCAAAATTGCATTATTTAATAAAAAATATCCCCGAAGATATTATGTTATATATATCGTCAGATTTACCTTTGTATTTGGAAAGAAGAAAGGCAACCTATAAACATTTGTGGTGTGTTAGCAAATACCCAGCATTGATTTCGGATTATGAAAAGTTTAAATTGAAAAAAGGGTCTTATTTATCTGACCATACTCAAGATTTTAAATTATTCTTTGCAAAGAATCCGGAAATAATAGAGTGGCACTATAAACTTGTTAGTTCGGTCGGGCTTGACGCGGGTGTTTTTGCAAGAACTCCAGAGCAATTAAGTAAAATATTATAAAAAGTAAAAGGGGATGAGTTTGAATGATAACAATGTTGATTCCATCAAGAATAGATTCAAATAGGCTATATGGGAAGGCTTTAATGCGGATAAACGGAAGGGAACTTCTTGATTATGTATTAGAGGCTTGTTTAAAGGCTCATTTAATTGATTTTATTGGAATAATAACAACAGATAGAAACGATGATTTTGATATTTATGAAAAATTCTGCAGTAAAATTTTTGTTTATAGATGTCCGGAGCCTGATTATAATAATGTGTTGTTAAGATATGATTTAGCAATTAGGGAAATTGAACAAACAATCGGCAAAAAATTAAAGCATATTATGAGAATAACAAATGACTGCCCGCTGTTGTACTATAAACCACACATAATAGATAAGGTAATAGCTTATCATTTAAAGGATAATAATGATTTTACCCATAATCGAGGGCTTCTTGGATATCCCAGTGGATTTGATGTTGAGATAATGAAGAGGGAGGCAATTAAAAAAGCTTTAAAGGCCGCAACTCAAGAAGAGCGAGAACATGTAACTTTGCACATAAAAAACAACCCAGAATTATTTAAAATTGGAGAGGTAAATGCTCCATTTATAATGGAAAATAGAAAATATAGTATAGATACAAAGGAAGAGCTAGAGAATATTAAGAAAATAATTGAACTGTTGGAGGTTTAAAATGGGATTAGGTTTTGATGTTAAATTAGGCGAAATGAATATACATACATGCGAATTAGTAAGACGATGGAGAAATACCATGGAGGGTGTCTTAAGAACTCCTTTTTTATTAACTGCGGAAATGCAAGCAGATTTTTATAATAAAACTGTATGTAATAGATTTTCTAATGCTAGATTTTGGAGCGTTAATGCAAAGGCTATCACAGAAATAAATGATACAAATGAAAAGGCTCTCGCTGCTGAAGGCGGAGATGGTCGATTTGTTGGCATGGTTGGTTTGATAAATATAGAATGGGAGAATAGTTTGGCTGAGATTTCTATGTTATTAAATCCAGATTGTCACGGGCTTGGAATTGGAGACAAGGCTTTTGATTTATTATTGGAAAAAGGATTCGACCATTTAAACTTAGCCAGTATATATGGCGAATGTTACGAATGTAACAGTGCAATTCCTTTTTGGGAGAAACAAATTGATAAGTATAAGGCATATAAAACAAAGTTACCTAACAAAAAATATTATAAGGGTGAACACCATGATTCAATTTATTTTAACTTTGATTTTGTCAATTACTTAGGGTATAAGAGACCAGTTCATCCTTAATTGAAAATCTTTAAGAAAAGAGGCGTTTTATGAATCTTTTAGTAATAAGTAACCAGTCAGAGGCCATTGAATTAATGAAAAGATATAAGGGTAATTATACTTTTATTAGTAAGAGAAAACTAACAAAAGAGCAGCTGCCAGCTGGTTATAAAATAGGAGCAAATGTTAGAACATATGCCCACACAAGAATGAAAAAGGGATTATATTATACAAAAATTAACTGGAATAATATCCCTCCATTGGATAGCCAGACTATTGAAGCCCTTTCATATTGCGAAGCAGAAACTCTTAAGATGTTTGAGAGAATTGGGAAGGTTAACGCTCAATTGTATTCAAGCCGAAAACAACATTATATGAACCATCTAAGGTATTGGAATTATATTCTTGATGTTAATAAGATAGATGTTTTTTATAGATGTGCTCCTCCGCATGAGGGCTATGATAATGTAATTTATCATTTATGTCTTTATAAAAAGATTCCAATTTATATGTTTTACCAGCTACATCCCAAGCTTGCATATTTCGCGAGGAATGTAAGGGAGCCGCTGCCTAACATCACAGATATTTATAAAAAAATGTTAGACGATTATAAAGACAACAACAATAAAGAGGAAATATTAAGAAAGGGTCTGAGGACTTTGATGGATGAACATTGGAACAAAAAGATTCCAAGCGTTTCTCCAACAATTATCCCTGATAAAAAAAAGGGAACACAAAAAAACTTATTAAAACTTCATAAGGGCCTGTTAAAATTTTATGCATCTCAATGTGTAAAACCAAACTATAACAAGCCATATATTTATTTTCCTTTACATTATCAATATGAGGCAACAACGTGTCCCATGGGCGGGATATACAGCGACCAACTATTAGCAATTGAACTATTATCAAGAGCTGGCATTCAGGTATATGTAAAAGAACATCCAAGGATGTCAAAAAACCGGTCTCTGGCTTATTATAAAAAATTATTATCAATGCCGAATGTTAGTCTTGTTTCAATTAAGGCCGACAATTATGCTTTGATAGATAATAGCTTTTGTGTTTCAACAATAACTGGAACGGCTGGGTGGCAGGCTATATTACGCGGGAAAACTTGTCTAATGTTTGGATTTAATTTTTATCAATATGCACCCGGGTGTTTCCAGATAAAAACTTTGGAAGATTTAAAGCCAGCTATTGATGGAATAAAAAGTTATGTTCCTAATAGAGCCCATATTGAAATATTTTTAAAAAGTATGGAGGAGTTCCTTTTTGACCATAATACTATTTCAAATATGACGGCATTTTCAAATGAATTAAAAAAACTTGAAAAAGAAAGGTTGATGAACGATGAAGAATCAAAGCGACATATTTAATTCAACAATAGAGCTGACACATGAATTTTGGGAAAACCCTGGTAATAGAAACAGGCCAAAGGATTATGCGGCTCATAAAGAAAGAAGTAAATTTTTAATTAATAATGTATTTAGCAAGTTAAAAACTAAAAAAGACGCTCCAATATTAGAGATTGGATGTAACTGTGGAAGGAATTTAAAATTTCTTCAAGATGATGGTTATACTAATTTAACCGGGATTGATATAAGTCAAGAGGCTATTGACTACAGTAAAAAGGTTTACCCAGAATTAAATGCTTATTTAATAGTTTCTCCAATAGAAGAGATTATTGACTCGTTCAAACTTAAGAGTTTTGATGTTGTTTTTACTTTCGCGGTTTTAATGCATATCCACCAAGACAGCGAATGGGTGTTCAATAGAATAAAAAGGATATCAAAAAAATATATAGTAATTTGTGAAGACCAGAGAAGAGATTATAAAAAAATATTTGAATCAGGCCAAAATAAATTTATCCAAGTTGAAGAGATTCAAACAGGCAAATTTATCAAGCTTGATAAAAAATATATTACAAGAATATTTGAGAGAAAAATAAAAGAATCCCCTTCTTTAGAATTTAGTGGAGTATCTCATGACCTCGATTGATGTTGTTTACTTAGCTGGTGGGGAGGGTATCCGAGCAGGTTTGGGATACCCTAAGCAATTTTACAGATTGGGTGGGAAACCTATATTAGTTCATGGGCTTGAGACACTTAGAAAAATTGATATGATTGGGGACATATTAATTCCATGTGCCGATGAAGGTTATATATATAAAATATGTAAAGATTTTAATATCCAAGGAATTAGACCCGTCTGCGCGGGAGCGACTCGGCAGACATCTGTTTATAACGGAATAACAGAGACCTTAACGCCGTTCGTTATAATAATGGAAGCCGTCAGGCCTTTTATAACCGAGGAGCTAATAAGAAAGGTTATAGAAACGGATGGAGAAGCCGTTACTCCGGTTAAGAAAAATATTTCAACGCCGCTCTCAATAATTGAGGTTGGTGACCAAATATTTGTTCATCCTTTATCAAGAGGCTCTGTGGGAGAAGTTCAAATGCCTCAAAAGTTTAATAATAAGTTATTGCTCCGAGCCCATAGAAGGGCATTGAGTAATAACAGAATAGACTATTCCGATGATGTTGCTTTGTTGCATTCAGAATTTGGGAAACATGCGAGATATGTTGATGGAATAGAAGAAAATATAAAAGTAACAAGCCCTTTGGATTTAGTTGTTGCTGAAGCTATATATAACTCTTTGCATGGAGTAAAGGGAGAGAGAGAGTAACTGAATTATGGATAAAACAATAATGATAACAGGCTCAAGCAGAGGCCTTGGTGCACAAATAGCAAAGGATGCCTGTAAAAAAGGATATTACTATTATGGGATATCTAGATTTAACGATTTGGACGTTGTTAACTATGATGATATTAAAAATTATATATTAGGCTTTTATGATAGTTATTATGATGAACACTCAAGTGGAAGGCCGGTCGCCTTAATAAATAACGCGGGGATATGTGTTCCAGAAAATATCTTTGAATTAAATATTGAAAATTTTATTGAAACGTTTAGAGTTAATCTTTTTGGTCTTGTAAATTGTTGTAATCTATATGCAAAACTTTGTAAGGATTTCTCAATTAAAGGGAAAATAATCAATATTGCAAGCACTGCGGGTTTGGGTGCTCGACCGGGTCGGTCTGCCTATTCAGCATCCAAAGCAGCGGTTATAAACTTTAGTTTATCTTTAACCGAAGAGCTAAGGCCTTATGGTCTTAAAGTATATTGTGTGGCTCCGGGAGCCTTTGAAAGCGATATGAGGAGGGAAATAGCTCCGGACGATGATTTTGAAAAAATGTTGAAGCCTGACAAGGTTGCTAAGTTTATTTTAAGTTTAGTTGAGGATGGAGACCTGCTGGATGGTCAAATTATAAAAATTATAAAATGAGGATAAAACAATGAATCTAACAAAGATAAAAAGAATGAAAGAATGCAAGGTATGTGGATGTTATACAGATGAAAAATGTGAAATCTGTATAACATGCCAAAGTAAACAATGGCAAAAAAATTTAGGATATGGAAAGGAAGATAAGAAAAATGAAACTAAATGATTTATTACCGTTAATACACGATGAGCAGGTTTTTGAAATTAAAATAGGAGATAAACTTATTGACAACTTAAAAAAAATGGCTCTTGTTGAAGAGATAGAATTCCCAGAGGGTGACATGGAGATTGATAAAATTAGAATTTTAGGCGACGAATACACGTTCGTTATCCATATAGAGCTTGTTAATTCAGGATTTGAGAAAGAGCTTAGCGACCTTATAAACAGACACTCTCTTGAAAATGGGAGCGATACTCCTGATTTTGTTCTTGCAAAATATTTATCTGATTGCTTAACAACTTTTAACAAGGCAATAGAGAAAAGAGACGAATGGTATAAATTTAAACCATGGGGAAGATTAACAAACTTAGAAAATCCCGAAAGGAACGGAAATGATTCATAATATATTCTTTTATAATGATTCAAAAAGAGGGATAACAATAGAAGGCTTATATTTTCCTTCTTTTGAACTTATAGCTTATAAATTAGAAACTGGGTCATCAATACTAAGGGAAGTTAGAAAACATAAAAATATCTTTTATGGGAATGAAGAATGTTTAAGAAAAAGACTTGAAATTGGAGGGAAGAAAATGCTTGTAAATATTATGAATAAAGCCCACTGGACAATTAATGTGGGCCGATATTCATTTAAACCTTATAAAGAGACGTCAATTAATGTGGGGTCTTGTGACTCTGAATTTAAAGCAATTAGAAGTAATAAAAATCTTAGAGTGGGGAAAACAAACAACGAACACTATATTAAAAGCCACAAGTTAGTAAAAGGCCTTAAGTATAACTTTATTTTTGATGTAATATCTCAACACGCGGGAGCCGCTTATATTCATTCAATTGAGGCTCTGGCGAATCCAATTAAAGAAAGTCTGCCTAAAAAAGAGGCTGCTTTCTTTAATCGACCAGCTCCAGGGCCAAAGGAAAAAGGACTAAACTGCAGATTTTTTAACAGTGCGAGAATTGCCGAACACGGAAAATGTCCAGTCGGGCCTAAGGATGTGTTCATATCTCACGGAATTGGAGATAAAGACTACTGGACTGCTAAAAAAATAAAAGCGTTTAATTATGCTTTTGTGCCTGGTCCAACTTGGGAAGCCAGAATGCGGGCGACTGGCTATAAAGGGGAGATTTTTGTTGTTGGCTATACAAAACTCGACCCAATATTCCAAGGCAAATATAATAAAACAGAAAGAGATAAACCTTATATTGCATGGCTTCCAACTCATGGTTATGCGAATAAACACAGGGGACGGTCTAGTTATCCCCAATTTTTACAGGATATTCCGCAGATTCCTTTGGACGTATATGACATTTGTCAAGGAATGCATCCAACAACAAAGCTTCATTCATGTCAAAAGCAAGTTCCAACCATGCAGGAATTAGTAGATGCGGATGTTGTAATAGCAGATGCCGGCTCGACGTTGTACGAGGCGTGGGCTATTGGAAAGCCTGTAATATTCCCAGATTGGATTTGTAAAAAAGATGTTCTGGGCCATTTTGGGCCTGACAACCTAGAATACCAGATTTATAAAGAGGGCATTGGATATCATGCAAAGGATATGGCCCATATGCTTCAATTAATAGAAATTGCCTTAAGAGATGGAATGGGAGAAAGAGAAAAAGAGTTTATTGAAGGAATCTTCCCGGGATCATTAAGGGGAGTTGCCGGAAAGACCGCGGCAGATTCTTTGATTGAAATAAGTAATACATTTAATTAAATAAAAATTTTATAGGTTTGTTGACATATTTAAAAAAACATAGTAATATATAGTTAACTTAAATATATCAATAAACCTACTTTTAAAAAGGAGGATTATATGACATCAATTGAAATATCAAAAGAATTAAATATTCAGCATTTTAGCATAGGGCGAATAATAGAAAAGTATTCTAATGAATTAGAGCTTTTTGGTGATTTGAAATTTAAAATAACCCAATATGGCACCGGGAAAGGCACCGCGGGTGGAAGGCCGACTAAGTTGTATTTCTTAAATGAAAAACAAAGAGACTTCCTAATTGTCTTATTGAAAAACACAAGAGAGAGCGTAAAGCTAAAGGCTGAAATTATAAAAAGGAGTTGAAGGGAAGATGAGTGAACAAACAAAGAAAATATTTTTACCTCTTTATCTATTACTATTAACTATTGCTTTTTTAGTTAGCTTTGCAGTGGTCATGTATACAACGGATATATTTTTAAAAGAATCTGATATTAATAAAATTTTTGAAGAGGAGAACATCGAAAATGTAACAAGGATATACACATCTTCAATGTACCGATTTGATTGGAAGGACAATGGAGAAGAGTGTTCTCTTGAAATCTATAATAGTTATGACCAGGTTAATTGGGAAGAAAAACAAATGAGCCAGGTGGATGTAGGTACTTTTTTTAAATATAAAAACATTTTATTTAGAAGTTCCAACAAGGAATTAATAAGAAAATATTATGCAAAGATAAAAAGTTTAAAATAAAAGGGGATCAAATTATGGATAATTTTTTAGAAGAACCAAACAACGAGCAGGGCGAATTAGATTATGCTTTCGAAAATGAAATTGAAGAACTTCAAATGGCCGAAAAAGAAGCTGGCCGATATATTTATGTATGTAAATTAAAAATAAAAGAATGGGAAGATAAACTAAAAAAGGCTGAGGAACGAATAGAATATAGGAAAGACTGTTCTAAACATAACATCTATAACTTGTTAAACAAAGCTATTGTGGACGGGGTCGTTGGGCCTGAAAGTATAAAGGAAGGTAGTCAAACAACTTATACTATCCCATCTGCAAAACTTATATTTCACAAAGAAGAAGAGCAGATAGAAATGGTTGATGAAAATAAGCTTTTATTATATCTTAAGGATAATAGTAAATGGGATTATTTAAGCATAAAGGAAAATGTTAAATGGGATGAATTTAGGAAGACAATCAGGGCTAAAGATGGAAATATAATTGATGAACACGGAGAGATACTTGAATCAATAAAAGGCCTTAATATAACAACGAAGCCGTCTAAATTTGAAATTAAGTATTTAGGTAAAAAGAAATAAAAGAAACGTTAAATATCATTAATGGATAATAGTGAATTATAAAATAATTATGTTATAATATAATTATTAATTTTGAAAGGATTGATAATTATATGAATAATTTATTAACAGTTAAAAAGGATGAAATTTATGTTGCTACTGATATTTTAGCAAGTGAATTAAAAAGACCTCATCAAGTTATAATAAAATTAATAAAAGTATATGAAAATGAATTAAAAAAACTTGGAATACTCTCCTTTGAAAACCAACTAAAATCTGGAAAAAGAGGACAGCCGAAAAATATTTATTATCTAAACGAAGAACAATATTTATTTTTAATAATGAATATGAGAACAAAATCAAATGAAAAAGATTTAGTATTAAATTTAAAAATGAAAATATCAAAACAGTTTGTTAAAATGAGAAAATGGATATTGGAACAAAAAACACAAAAAGCAAATGCGGAATATATAGCGACAAGAGGAATGTCTAAAATAGGAAGAAAACAGGAAACAGATATAATAAAAGAATTTATTGATTATGCTAAAAAACAAGGGAGTCAATCAGCTGAAAAATATTATATGATAATTTCAAAAATGGAAAACTCAGCTTTTTTTATACTTAAGGAGAAATTTAAAAATGTGAGAGAAGTATTAAGTATAACTCAATTAAGCAAGATAATTGTAGCTGATATGATAGTTAAGACTGCGATTATAGAAGGCATGGAAAAAGAAATGTATTATAAAGATATATTCCAATTGGCTAAAAAAAAGGTTGTTGAAATGGCTAATAGTGTGGGAATAAAAGAAGTTTTACCTTCTATTGATTTTAAGCAGATAGAATAAACCGGAGGTTTTTAAATTGGGTAATAATGAAATTATAAAAAATAGCTTAGATAAAATATTGATGTATTATGGAGCAATTCCTCCAAGAGGAACAGGCAATTGGACATGCTTAAGTTCGAGACATAAAAATCCGCGAGATAATTTATCGGTTAAAGGAGACATCTGTTGTTGTCACTGCGGGATTAAAGGGGATTCTTTCGCCGTTATTGGTGAACTAGAAGGCCTCGGCCATAAAGATAAAGAGCAGTTCCTTTTAATTGTAAAAAAAGCATTTGAAATTTTAAACATGCCTGTTGAATGCAAAAAACCCAACAGGCATGAACAATATGAAAGCAAAAAAACAAAGAAACAAGACGGAAATACAATTAATGAATTAACTCAAATTATATCAGAAGTTTCTAAGAAAGCAAAAACAATGAACTATATTTATTTTAAAACAAGAGGGATAATAAATCCCTATCTCTTTAAAAAATATAGACTTATTGTTGGAAATCCAAAAAGGATATTCCCATCAAAACTTTTACCCAATTTAACAAATATTTGGGCCTATGAATATATAATCCCAATTATAAAAGATGGCAGAGTTGTAAATTGTATCTTAAGAAGGAACGACAACAAGAGCAATTCGAACAATAAAACATTAAATTTAAAAGGGCTCCCTGTGGAGTTCTTTAATGGAGATTACCTGAAGGAAACAAACTTAAAATATATATTTATATGCGAGGGTGTATTTGATGCCCTTACGTTTTTAAATTTTGGGCATAAAGCCTTGTCAATTAATTCAATAGTAATGATTAATAAACTATTCCAAGAGGTTAAAAACAATAAAGAAGGGCTAAAAAATACTATATTCTTTATAGCTTTTGACCAAGATGAAAAAGGCTGGGGACAAAAAGCTGCAGCAGAATTAATAAACAAATTAAAAAGTATTAATATCAAAGCTAAAAGCCTAAAGTTAAAGGAATACAAAGACATAAATGAATATTATTGCAATAATCAAAAAAGTTTCTTAGAAAGTATTGACAAAGTAATACCCATATAGTATTATGTGAGCATAGTAAATAAAATAAATTAAAATATTAGGAGGAACTAAAAATGAAAAATATAATTAAAGTATTAGGATGGTTGTTATTCCCATACATAATGGTGGGGATTTTGGTTGGAAGGAAAAGCGAGAGTAAATTAGCCGGATTCATGTCAGGGTTTTTTGTATTTATTCTTGTATATGCTGTAATAATAGAGCCTTATGGCGAAAACTCAACAACGTATAATACAGGGACACCAATTAGCGTCTCGGCAAAAGATATCCCCGAAAGTAAAAAGACGTTACAACCGTCACCAAGTCAATCAGTTAAACCTTCAATTAAGCCATCACCGAGCCCAACAGTTAAAACAACATCAGTCAAGCCATCAGTTAAACCATCACCAAGCCCAACAGTTAAGCCTTCTGTTAAACCATCAGTTAAGCCATCACCAAAAATTATTGTAAAAAAAGAAACGCTTTCTCAAAAAAATGCAGTAAAAGCAGCAGAAAACTATATTAGGATTATGCCTTTCTCAAGAGATGGCCTAATAAAACAGTTAAAATATGAAGGTTACTCGACAGCAGACGCGACTTATGCGGTTGATAAGCTTAAGATTGATTATAATAAACAGGCTCTAAAAGCGGCAGAAACGTACCTCGACATGATGGCTTTCTCAAGGAGTGGATTAATAAAACAGTTAAAATATGAGGGCTATACAACTAAGCAGGCCACATATGCAGTTGATAAGGTTGGTTTATAGGAGGAGCGAAATGGAATTTATAACTCCAGAAGATTCAAAAAAGATTATTGAAGCTTCTATTAAAAAAGATAATCTGTTATATCATTTTAAAATAGAGAATCAACAGAGAATATTTTTAAAAGATTTAGATGAGATGATATGGAAATTTAATAGTTTAGTTAACAATATAAATTGTATTGATTTTAAAAGCTATTATCTTGATAAGGATTATAAAAGCAAAGATATTATTAAAGAGCTATTTAAAATAAATAACCTTGTTAAACAATATACAGAGATGGTTATTGATAGGCATGGGATTGATAAAAAGGAATTCATTAATACTGTTTTAAATTTAAGCGGTGGGATAACTTGGGATGAAGATGGGGGTCGAAACATTGGACTGCAAAATATGTGGAAGACGGATGGAATTAAAAGATTCCAATTATGAATATTGGAATCTTCAATATTGGGAAGGGTTTAGTTGCATTTGTGGGAACGTTGAACTTATTTATTACTCAGAAGATGAATACAGAAATAGGCAGCAAAAAGCAAAGAAAATAAATCAATATGATTATATGAAGATTTGTCCTAATTGTAAGAGCGATTTAATTGAAGATATTGGACTAGAGGGCTTTAGTTGTAAAAATTACAAATGCAAGAGATTTTATACCTTTGAGGAGTTGTATGAAATGAAAACAGGAGGGCTTGAATTATCAAAAGCATTCAACCAGGGTTCAAACCCATTCTCTTTTTTGAAACTGCCGAAAGGTAATTAATTATTAAAGGAGGTATGCTAAGTGGCTGATATAGGTAAATGTAAATTATGCGGAGGCGATTTGGTTAATTTTGAATACAAGATAGTTAATCAGAATATAGTAAAAGCATATGTTTTTAAAGGCGTAAAATGTTCAAATTATCCTAGGTGCGAATTCAAAGTACCGAAAGATGCCAAAGAATTATAATTATTGAGAGGAGATTTAAAAAATGAAACATTATATTATAAAGACTAACGCAACAAACAAAAACAATGTTGACTGCTATGAAGTTATTAATGGGAATGCTGGATATATGAAAAGAGTTAACTCTTTTGAAATAGCCAATATGATAGAAGCTGACAAGGTTGGAACGATAAAACTTGAAGATAGGCGAACATATAAAAGCGATAAGAATGATTTAGATTAGAGGTTAAAATGAAAGCTAAAATTATAAATAACAAAATCTTTATTAGGTTAACAAAGGAAGAGTCGGAACGGCTGGCAGCAAAAGAATCAACTAAAATCAGGCTAAGGGCGAGTGGTAATTTAATAATAATTAATTGGATTAAGGAGAATAAAAATGGCAGAGATTAACTTGATAAACAAAGACACTAACTTGAAAAATATTCAAATAGAATGGATAAGATGGGATGCCTATTATGGCATCATCCCATTGACCATTTATAAAATACCGGGTTATATCCATTCTATTGGCGGTAAATGGGGAGAAAACGATTATTGGTGCACAAAAAGAGGCCTGGACGTTAATTACGAAACTTTGATGGAATTTAGTGGTTCTCCTTGTAATTGGAGTTTTTCTTTAACTGAAGATAATTATTTAAAATGTAAATGGGAAGAGAAGAGAATTGAAAGGAAAATCCAAGTAAAAATTCTTAGGAACAATGATGTTTTTTATACCTTTGGAGCAAACAATCTGGATTGGGCCTTAACAAGAGTAAGAATGCTATTGTTTGAAATTGATGAACACCCAATTGAATTTTATGAAATAAATTTTAAGAAACACATTATTGGCAGAAAGATAGAATGGAAAGGCATACCTTGTATAATAGAAAGCTATTGTATGAATGGGAACTTAATTATAGTTCCAGACCTGAAGCTATCAAGCCATGAAGAGTTAATGAAAGTATCTCATCAAAAAGCAGATTATGACGGTTATGTTGCCGAAGATTTGTTTGCTGGTTCGATTTTTTGGTTTAGGAGGAGTGAAGATGAATAAGTTATTTATTGATAAAGTTGGTGTTGAAAATGCAGAAATTATGTGGAATGAAATACAAACTATAGGATATGTAGACCCAAACAAAACAACTAATTATTTAGATATTATAAATAATGTTGAAGATTTATATAAGAAAATCCTACAAAGGGAAAACATAAATAAAAGGTATTTAGTAAGGGGATGTCCAGCGAGAAGGAATCGGTTAATAGTAGACTATAGGGTTCCTATTTCAAACTGCATATTACTAGGGTTAAATGAGGAAAGAATAATAATGTTTAATCAATTAGCAGGAATGCCGGGCAATATCTTATGTTTATTTGAATCTTGTGTAGAACTCTGGGAAATTAGAAGTTTAATTAGAGAGTTTATATGATGTTTTATTTAATTGAAAGGAGAAATGCTAGATGTATACAGGAAATGTTAAGACAACCAAATGCCCTGAATGTGGCCATGAAGTAGAAGTTAACCCAAATCAAGAAGAGGTCACCTGCAATAAATGCGACACAGATTTTTATCCAGAACTTGAAATACTATTAACCGAATTAGAATTATGATATAATATAAAAAACCTGTAAACCTATTGTATTTTTGATTTTTAATAAAAAGCCCTTTTTAGGGCTTTTGTTCTGTTTTCAAATGCATTCTATATGTCTATGTGGACGAATATAGAATATATTTGTTTTTTTTTGTCGTGTTATGATATACTAATGTTACGTTATGAAACGGACAGTCGACGGACTTAAAACGGAAATAGTCGACAGACTTAAAAATGGAGGTTTATATGAATTTGAAACGATTTTTTAGTTTATTGTTGTTTGCACCATTAATTCCTTTGGTTGGAGTGCCTGGTGAAGGCGGAGAAGCTGGAGCGGCAGGCGGTGAAAATGCAGAGGGCGACGAGGGCAAAAATACAAACCTCGATGGCGAATCCAACGATGGGGAAAAAGGGCAAAAACAAGAGTCTACATTTTCTTCACAGGCTGATTTTGACAAAGCTTTTGAAAGAAGAATGGCCCGGGAAAGAAAGAAAATGGAGACTGAGTTTAACACTAAGCTTGAAAGAGAAAAAATGGATGAGACCCAAAAAGCAAAGGCAGAAAAGGCCGATGCAGAATTAAAAGCAACTGAGGCAATTAAGAAAGCAAACTCGCGATTAATAAAAAGCGAAGTTAATCTCAAATCAGTTGAACTTGGAATTATAGATGCCGAGGCTGCATATGCCCTAGTCAACAAAGAAGATATTGATGTTGATGACCATGGCAATGTAACGGGTATTGAAGCGGCTTTAAAATCTTTAATTACAAGAAAACCATATTTAGTAAAACCTGCAGAACAGCAACATCAAAAAGCGGGAGATGACCAAAGTTCATCAACCAAAAAAAATAATTTTAATATCAATGATATGTTCAGAAAAGCTGCTGGCAGGTAAATTAAAAAAATAATAAAGAGGTGTATTTTATGTCAACTTATATCCCAAGGACAGGAGCCGAGGCTCTTATGCCAGAAGAATATACAAGAGAGATTCTTGAAAGCGTACCAGAGTCAAGTTCTGTCATGAGCTTAGGTTATAGAGCTCCAAATATGTCCAGAGCTCAAAGAAGAATGCCTGTATTATCTGTTTTACCCACAGCATACTTTACAAATCCAGGCCCTGGAGACGTTGGAGATTTGGGCTGGAAGAAAACAACAAGATTAATGTGGGAAAATAAATACCTTGACGCTGAAGAATTGAATGTAATTGTAGCAATTCCCGAGGCGGTTTTGGACGACGCTGATTATGACATATGGGGTGAAGTTAAACCAAAGCTCCTTGAAGCATATGGCTTAGCATTTGACCAAGCTGTCTATTATGGCGTTAACGCTCCTGCAGTATGGCCAACAAATATCGTCGCAGCAGCAACTGCCGCTGGTAATTGGGTATCTGCTCCAGTAGGAACAAATGATTGGTATGATGTAATACTTGGAGAAGATGGTCTTGTTGCTAAAGTTGAAGAGGACGGTTATATGGTTAATGGTTATGTTTCTGCCTTAACTATGAGGGGTAAACTAAGAGGGCTGAGAGATAGCAATAAACAGCCAATATTTAAGCCAATTACAAGAGAAGGCGTTCAAGGCCCATCCAGATATGAGTTAGATGGGGAATTAATGTATTTCCCAAAAAACGGTGCAATAATTCCAGATAGAAGCTTGCTTATTGCCGGAGACTGGTCAAAGTTAATTTATTCAATTAGAAAAGATATTACTTGGAAAATCATGACTGAGGCTGTTATCCAAGACCCAGTTACTGGAGAGATTGTATACAATCTGGCTCAACAGAATATGGTTGGACTTAGAAGTTGCATGAGAATTGCGTGGCAGGTTCCGAATCCTATTAATAGGGTGAATGAGGATGAAGATAGCAGATATCCATTCAGCGTTTTAGGTAATCTTGGAAGCTAATATTTAATAAATAAATTAAAGAGGTTAGATTATGAAAGTTAAATTTTTGAAAAAGGGAATATACAGAGGCACTCAATATCCAAAAGATTCTATCGTTGAAATGGCCAATATGGACATGAAGGCATTTATCGATTGTAAAGTTGTCGAACTGTATAGACGTGAAAAGAAAGTTAAAGCAATAGAAGAGATGGGATATAAAGAACTTAGAGTTCTTTGTAAAGAAAAAGGTCTTCCAGCTGTTGGAAGTAAGGAAGAATTAGCTTTGTCTTTAAAAGGATTAACAATTAATAAATAAAAGTTAATGATGGAGGTTGGAAATGTATATTACAAGTACAGAATATAATACATTAACAGGACGCCCGGCATTAGAAGCAAATACTATCAGACTAACAATTGCATGTAAATTATTAGACTCAAGAATAGGCAATTATCCAATAAACACAGATGGTTATAAAATATCATCTGCATGGGTACTTTATACTGAGGGTGAAAATGTAACTTTACATCAATCTAAAATAGATGCTGTAAAAATGTGGGTCGCCACAATGATATCTTATTTAACTGATAATAATAATAAGCCACCCTCTTCAGCTAATAACTTAAAGCTTGGAAGATTTAGTGTAGGGAAAGCTGGGTCAATTGGAGATTCCTTTTTACCCGCTGAATTAGGTTATGCTGATAGCATTTTAGTATCTTCCGGAATAATTAACAGGAAGGTAAAAATGGGATGAGTTTAGCTGAATTTGTAAGTATGATGACACATGATGTTGTCTTAAAAAAAAGGAAAAGAAGTTCTAGCGGCGACTTTTCTGTTGTTTCAACATCTCCGAGTTTAAAAGGTTTTGTGCAATATGGAAACTTTTTAGTAACAACCGAAAAGGGAGAAGAGGTAAAAGCCACTGCCCTTGTATTTTTGCAAGATGATTGTGGGATTGACGTTAATTATCCATATTGGATGATTGACCAAACAGCTCCTCAAGTTAGAGGCGATATGGAGGTCATAAAGATTGATCCCGTCTCAAACCCTTTAACTGGGAATACACATCATTTTGAATGTGCTGTTAGATAGAAAGATAATGAAAGGATGATTAAGGATGTCATGGACTAGATGGAACGGGCCTTCAATTAAAAGGAAAATTAGAGAAGCCACAATAAATACCGTCGTTAAAACAGGCGACGTTGTTTTATCCGCTTCAAAACAAGAAGTGCCACTGGATGATGGTTTTTTATTGCGGTCAGGAATAGTTGTATTAAAGCATGATAATGTTCCTGTTGCTATTATTAGCTTTGGTGGAGGCCCTGGAACTGGACATCCTCAAATCCCCTATGCAAGAAGATGGCATGAAAATCAGGCAAATTTTCAGCACGGTCGTAAATGGAAATATTTAAAAGACCCTTTTAATCGGCTGGCCTCAAGTAGTTTAACAAGAATATTAGAGGCAGAGTTAAGGAGGATTTTATGAGTATTGCTTTTGACATGTTGAAATATTTAGAATTAAAGGGATTAGGTGTTGAGGGAATAAATTTATTTTTAGGGTTTGAGCCTGAGTCACCAGATAATTGTATTACTATATATGATGAGTCGGCTTCTACAATTCCCGAATCTGCGTGTTTATCTGTTGATAGTTTAGGCATCCAGATTACGGTACGAAATAATAATTATGCCTTAGCAGAACAAATATCAAGAAGTATTCACAAGAGAATTGTAGGATTTGGGGGAGCGGCTTTAGTGCCGGGCGGAGAAATAGTATCTTATTTAACCGTTGAAACAGCTCCCAATAGTTTGGGAAAAGATATTAAAGGGCGAAATCAATGGTCGGCCCATTATGTTGTTAGGGCCGAATCTAGTGATGATGCCTTTAGATTATAAATAAAGGGGATGAAATTATGCCAGAAGTTAAATTTGCCAGAACGCAAATAATGGTGGATAACGAGATAGTCGCAAAAGTTACATCTTTTAATAGGGACGTAGCAATTGCCGAGGAGGATATCACGGGCTCCGAAGATTATATTGCCGGAACTAATGTTTTACATCAACAGTTTGCAAGTATATCCGTCGGAGAAACTGCAGCGGTTGAGGGAATTGCTATTGAATCTGCTGCCGCTGGTCTTGATGATGGACAGTCAGAATTAAGGGATTCGGCAGAAACCGGAGCAATGGTAACAATGAGACATGTTAGACACACCGGATATGGTTATGTTTTAACAGGTTTCTTTACTGCCTATTCAGAAAATGGAAATACTGGAGAAGTATATAAATATAAAGGAACTTTCAGGGTTAATAGTAAAGTAGCTATAACACCAGGAAGCTAATAAAATTAATAAAGCGGAGGGAATAAATTAATGGATAAGAAATTGAAAAGCAATGAGGAAAGAGAAGCCTTTCTTGAAGAAAAGTTCGAACAAATACAAGAAGAGCAGGAAGCGGGCCTCTTGCTAGACTTTGACAAAGCAATAGAAGAAAAACAAGCAAAGCCATTTACAATTAAAATTTTAGGCAAATTCTATAATATACCAAAGCAAATGCCTTTTAAATTTGCTACATTCTTTTTTAGACATTGCTATAAAAAGGTAAATGGTAAATTAACAGTTGATGTTCCAGAGGAAAAGCTGTTTCTATTTATTCAGCTTATGTTTGGGAATGAGATGTTAGTAGCTTTGGAACATTCTAATGTATCTGTCGAAGATGTTTTTGATACTTTAGCTTTAGAAATCCTTAGTAAATGGGGATATGATATCAAGGGTAAAAAAGGAAATGCAGCTAATACTGAAAAAAAAACCTAGACCCTCGCATAGTTATTTGGGGATGGGCTTCTCTGGAGGCTGATTTTATGCGATTTTATAAAATTGATTTAGTTGAAGAGGGTTTCAATGATAAGTTAACATGGCGCAGATTTTTAGTATTTATAAGAGGGCTTCCAGAGGATTCCTCTTTTAATTATTTTTGCAAGAATAAAGAGAACAGGGATTTTGTTGAATATGATGATGAAATAATAGAAAAAGAAATAAAAAGATTGAAGTGAGGCGATTAAATGAGCTTATTATTAGGAGAAATTAATGTAAATATAAGGGCCGATAATAGCAGGTTTAATGCAGATTTAGACACAGCTGAAAATCGCGGTCGAAGATTTTCGGGTGATTTATCTAACAATGTCTTAAATCTATCGCAACAAATCGGAGAGGCTGGGCGTTCAATTGGAACAAACTTTTCCAAGGTTGGAGGGGTTATGCAGGCCGCTGGACAGTCTATCCAAGCCGTCGGAGCCAGTCTTATAAAATACATTACCCTTCCTTTGGCGGCTGCTGGAGTTGCTATATTTAAATTTGGGAAAGACTTTGAATATGAATTAAGTAAGGTCGTCGGGCTTGTTGGTGTTTCAAGAGACCAAGTTTCTGCATGGGGAGATGAAATTTTAGACTTAGCTCCTAAAATTGGAAGACCACCAAAGGAGCTCGCTGAGGCTTTGTTTTTCGTAACATCTGCAGGCATAAAAGGAGCCGAAGCCATGGATATTCTTGAAGCTTCGGGAAAGGCTGCAGCGGTTGGAATGGGCGAAACTAAAACTATTGCCGACTTAGTAACATCAGCGATGAATGCCTATGGAAAGGAAAACTTAAGCGCGGCCCAGGCGGTTGATATAATTACAAACGCTGTGCGTGAAGGAAAGGCTGAGGCTTCGGAGATGGCTTCAAGTATGGGTCAAGTATTACCGCTCGCCACCGAGATGGGCGTTTCTTTTGACCAAGTAGCGGCGGCTCAAGCGGCAATGACAAGAACCGGAACAAATGCCAGTGAAGCTGCTACTCATTTAAAAAGCATCTTTGCAGGAATGTTAAAGCCCGCTAAACAGGCAGAGGAACAGCTAAAAGCAATGGGAACAAGTAGTTCCGAAATGCGAAGAAAGATAAGGGAAGACGGATTATTGTCTGCTTTAACTGATTTAAGAAATATGACCAACAAATATGGCGAAGAGGCCATGGCTCGTGTTTATCCAAACATTAGGGCCTTAATAGGCGTTTTGGATTTAATGGGAGCTAATTCTAAGGAGAATGCGGTCATATTTGAACATCTGGCAGATTCTACCGGCATTCTTGATGAGGCCTTTCAATCAGCATCGGAAACTCTAGACTTTAAATGGAACCAGGCAATATCAAAAGTTCAAGCCACGGCGATTAGCTTTTTTGATATTCTTAGAGCTCGGTTAATTCCAGTTTTAGAGACAGTTATTAGAGTTCTTGATTTTGTTGTTGAAAAATTCCAAGGGTTATCTGAGCCAATTCAAAATGCAATATTAAGTTTTGCAGGAATTGCTTTTATAATTGGGCCGATTGTTTTAGGGCTTGGAACGGCTATCGTTATGTTAGGCTCTACCATTGCAGCCGTTGGAACAATAATAACAGTGGTTAGTTCTATTATTGCCACAGTTGGAATTCCGGTTATCCTAGCAATTGTGGCAGCGGCTTATATAGTAGTTGACTCCTTATTAGTTCTTATAGGAACTTTTGTTCTTCTTTGGAAAACTAACGAAGATTTTAGAACTAAAGTTTTAGATACCTGGAATTCAATCAAGGAAAACGGAAAGATAATATTTGAAGAACTTAAAACAACAATTATATATATCTTTAATGCTATTCAAGAATTTTGGTCAAAACATGGAGAGGATATATCCAGCATTCTAGGTGCTGTGTGGGATGACATCCTTGATATAATAAAATTTGCTACTGAATCAATAAAAAACGTGGTTCTTCTTTTTGGAGCCGTTGTTAAGGGAGACTGGGGTGGTATTTGGGAAGCCATGAAAGGCCAGTTATTTAATATTCTTGACCTTATGAACGCAACTGTTGGAGAAAAGTTCAATGCAATGACTGCTGTTATTTTGGAAAAGCTTGGAGAGACTAAAAATCAATTAAAGACAGACTTTGACGAAATGAATGAAACCGTTGGAACAAAACTTAATACGATGGCATCTGTAGTATCTGAGAAGTTTACAACTATTAAGGCCCAACTGAAAACAGACTTCGAAGAGATGAAAACAGAAATAAGTGTCTGGATAACTGAACTTCCGGAAAGATTCCGAGAAGGCTTTGAATTAGTTAAGGCAGCCATTATAGAAAAATTTACAGAAACAAAAGAATCAATAATAATAAAGCTTGAAGAATGGAAACTTTCAATAATAGAATGGTTTACTAATATGCCAACAGTTATCAAAGAACTTTTATCCGCATGGGGAGCTGCAATAGTTGAGTGGACAACCGCCCAAAATGAAGAAAATATAAAGCAGTTTACAATTTGGGCGGATGCCATAAGTGAATGGTTCTTATCTATCCCTGGGAAAATAAGCGAACTTCTGGAAACATGGAAAACGAGCATTGTTGAATGGTTTGATAGTACAAAGGAAAAAATAATAGAAAAATTAACAGGCTGGTGGGAAGGAATAACAGTTTGGTTCCAAGAGGCTCCGGGGAAAATTACGGGATTTTTTGAGGCTTGGTGGGAAAGTATTAAAACATGGTTCGAAGAAACTAAAAATAAAATAACCTCTAAGCTTGATGGTTGGTGGGAAAGTATAAAGATATGGTTCCAAGAGGCACCGGGAAAAATTACAGGATTCCTTGAGAGCTGGTGGAGCAACATGAAAAAATGGTTTGAAGAAACTAAAAATAAAATACAGGGAAAACTTGAAGAATGGTGGTCAGCTATAAGAGCATGGTTTAATGGATTAGCAAGTAAACCAGAAGTTAGAAATGCAGGCCAAAATATGATTAAAAAAGTAAGCGACGGAACTAAGGACAAGAAAGGCGATTTCATCGATAAGTTAGGTAAATTAATTATTGATGTTGCTGGCGCTGCCATAATGTTCGCGGGAGTTGCTTTGCTGGCGGCAGGTAGAGAACTAGTAAAAAGGATGATAAAAGGAATAGGCGAGGTGAACTTAAGAGAGTCAGGTCAAAAAATTGTAAATAGCTTAATTAGTGGAATAAAAAGCAAGTACAGTGATGTGACAAAAGTTGTCAGGGAATTAGCGACAAGAATAAGAGATTTTTTTCCGTTCTCGCCAGCTAAAGACGGCCCATTGAAAGACCTTGATAAAATTGATTTTTTTAGTTCAATAAATAAATCTTTAATGAATGCAACAAGTAAATTGGATTTACCTAGTTTGAAATTAGGAGAAAAGATAATGAATAATTTATCTCAAACTCCTTCATTTGATAGGGCCGCGTCCTTTGGAACGGCAGCAAATGCTATTAATATAACTGGGCCTATGAATTTTTATGGTGTTGAAGATGTCCCTGCATTTATGCAAGAAATGAGAACAACAATAAAAAGATATGGAGGTAAATTTATATGAGTTTTAGAGTAACAATTGATAATAATTTACCTACCAATGAAAATAATAATTTTGGATTCCCAGATGGAGTTGTTGTAAAAACTAAAACCTTAAATATAAATACAACAATGAGCGAAAGAAGTGTGGCCTCTTTTATTCTCCTTGATAGAATACCTGTTGGATTCCATTTTAACCAAATAATAGGAAGACCTGTTCAAATATGGGAATATATTGATGGGCCCTTTGATAATATTAATTCATGGGAGTTGATATTCGCGGGCCAGGTTGATGAACCCGAAACAAGCAATGTAAACCGTCTTATTTTTAGGAATGCAATAGTTTGTATAGACCATCATGCAATATGCGACCGGATAGCTGTTAATCAAAGCTATCCAAAAATTAACATTGATGAATTAGTAAAGTTAATTATAGACGATTATCTGACTGAAGATGGTATTTGGTATGATTCAACTTCAATTCAATCAACGACCAAAGAGGTTCAAATAGTTTGTCCATATGTATTCTGCACACAAATTTTTAACGAATTATCGGCTCTCCTTAATTGGACATGGAAAATAACTCCCGATAAGAAGTTTTATTTTAATGATGGGAGTTCTAATGTTGCGGCAGCGATTGTTGAAACCCGTGGGCAATTGGCTCATTCAATAAATGTAAAATTAGATAGGTCTGATTATAGGAATGTTCAAATATTAAAAGAAGTTAAATGTGAAGTAGAGGCCTTATTAGAGATATCACAACCTTATCCCGATGGAGTAAATATGGTTTATCAAGTTTTATATGAGATACAATATAAGCCACGTTTATTCATAACAACATGGGCCAACAAGAGCCATCCATTGCCAGCTGAGGAGGTTGACCCGGCCACAATAGGTATTTATGGACTTGACGAGGCGGGAACCTATGCCTGGTATTGGAACAAAAATCAAAAAACTGTTTATCATGATGGAGCAGAGGCTCCTATTGCCATAAACCTATATTTAGTTATTGAATATATTCCAATTTTAGAATTTGATATAATTAGGACAGATGCTGCAGAAATTGCGAATAGAAAATTAGTTGAGGGTGGAAGCGGAATTTATACGGACGTTATGTCTGGCTCGGATTTATACGGCGAAATTCTGGCTGAGGAAAAAGGCGATGCTCTTTTACAAAGATATGCCAGAATTGCTAAAAAGATAAGCTTTAGCAGTTTTGATAATTATAAAACTGGAGAAATTAGAGATGTTATATTCCCAAGTTATAATATAAATAGTTTAACATCTGAAGGAGCTGGATATTTAGTTTGGAGTGTTTCAATTAGGGATATAGGAACACCAAAATTATTAAGAGCTATTGAATTAATTGATGGAGAGCCAGTTGGTGGCTGGATAGCATTTTTTAAAAAGATGTTATCTACAGAAAACTATTTTGAAATAAGAACTGATTTAACAATTAGTATTCAAATTATAGAATCTGAGGCTGTTGATTATTCGGAAGTTTTAAACATCTTAAGAATTGATTCTTTATATCCGGCGGTCGATTTATATCCAGCAGTCGACTTATATCCGGGGACTCAAGTATCATCTAACAATTATTCTAATTAAGGAGGTGACAACTTGGAAACTAAATTTAAAATGAGTGGACTTGTAGAAATTAAAAAATTTAAAGATGGAAAATGTGTCTCAAAGACTATAAAGAAGAACAACATAATGGATGATGCCTTAGATGAATTAATAAAAAGTTTTTATTCAGTAGCAAACAGCAACATGCTTTTTATGCATATTGCCTTTGGAGATGATGACACGCCAAATACCGATGATATGGGAACTCTGGTTAACGAATATTATAGAATACAAATATTAAGTAAAAGAAGAACAAATGTTGGAGTCGTCCAAATAAGAGCTGTAATGACCGACTTAGAGCCGGCCCATATGGGAGCAGCCTGTACGATAAAAGAGGTGGGTCTTTTTGGAGGCTCTGGCTCTTATGATTACAATCCGCTGGCAATTGGAAATCATTTAAATACTGGGCTTTTAATATCGAGGGTTGTTGTTGATGAGGTTAAAGACACTTTTGAACAAATACAAATAACATGGACTATTACATTAGAAAGGGGGTAATAAATAAATGAAAAGATATAAAGTTGCTTTTGATATTGAGGCAGAAAAAAAGAAAGTTGAAGTAACTGTTGAATCTTCGGTTAAGGATAAACCTGTATTTGAAAAAGTTTACCCAGAATTTTGTAAGTTTTTTCTAGACCAATTCGGGGACAAACTTAATTTCACTCAAGAAGAAATAATAAGCAATGGTAAAAAATTGTTAGTTTTGGAGATAGATGTTCCAAGGAGTAGTAATTTAAAAAGATGTTCACATTCCGAAGATAGAGCTATTTTAAACCCAATAGAGACTGATAAGGTTGTTATTCCAAAAGAGGAGGTTGATATTTAATGGCTATTTTTGGAAATTGGACTCCTATTACTTTTATAAATACAACGCCTCCGGCCATTGACCAAGATGCCCTAAACGACATAGAGGATTGGATTGATATTGCCGATGAGGAAAACAGGAAGTCTCAAACTGTAAACTTTGAAAAAATTATGACTTATTTTTGGCAGAGAAACATAAATGAAATTGAAAATTTCTCTGCAGCATCCGAGTGGACAGCAGACGCGTCTTCTACTTTATCAGACGACACAACTAATAATGTTATTGGATCAAATGCTGTCAAATTACTTGAGAGTGATAATGTAGCATCTTGGGTTGGAATGTCGCGAAATATAACCGCCCTTGATTTAACAAAATTTCATGATGGGTCTGCTTCTACAACAGCAGATTTAATTATGGTTTTATTTTATGTTACTGATATAACTAAATATACTTTATTTCAGATAAAGCTAGGAACTTCTAATGCACATAATTATAATTATGCTTGGAATCCAGCAGGCTTTTCGAATGGATGGAATGTAAGATGGATTAGAAAGAGTGTTATGACAACAACTGGAGCTCCGGCTTGGAATAACATTACTTATTTAAGGGTTGATAGTTATTCAACAATAAACGCTCAAAATCAATATTTTACATTGCAATATCTTCAAATGATAAGAGCCGACCCTGATTTTGCTACATATACAAATGCATTCCAAGAGTATTTTGGAGCTGCTACTGGTTGGATAAGCAAGTTTAGTGTATATTATGACTTATTTTCAATTATTTATGATGAGAAAATTAATAAGTTGGGAACAATGAAGTTGGTTCCGGCCGATTTGTATGCGGGCCTCCATATTTATTGTTCGGTTTTATCTTTTCAAGGTAAATTTGAAATATATTCAAAGCTCGCTGGATATACGAATTCTATAGTTTGGATGGTAGATGCAACTAATTATATTGAATGTTATGTTAATGCAAATACTTTTTATTTAAATGCTGTTGAAGGTGGCGCGGCTACACCGACAAGTATTGCATTAACAAATAGTTTGCTTTTAAATGAAAGGGTTTTAATAGGCTTTGAAAAGGATGGCGATGTTGTAAGGGCTATTTTATCAAAAAATGGAGAGACCATAAAAATACTTGAATACGAGACAAGTATAGCCGATGAAGGATGTCTATATTTAGGAACCCAAGGAACCAGCGCGTGGGGTCTCGTAACTGATTTTGCTGTTGCTAACAATGTCGGTAATTTAAATATTTACAATGAAGAGGCAAAAGGCCCGAGGCTTATAAGGCTGTCCGCAGACCAGACTTATGCAAATAATACGATGACAGCTATTGCTGATTTTCTAATAAGATTAAAGCCAAATAGAATTTATAAAGTTGAAGCGATTATAAATGCACATAACTCTGGCTCAGAGTTAGCAGATTTAAAAACTGATTGGGCTTCAAGTGGAGTCTCTTTATTAGGTTTAAAAAACTGTGTAGGAAGCGAAACAACAGCAGCGACTTCACAGCCAAACACTACTAAAAATAGATGTTCAGCTCATGCCCTCGCAACAGCTGTGCGTTATGAAATATCTGCATCTACAACATATGTCGCTATAAAAGAGGATTTTATAGTAAAGACAACCCAGGCCGGAGCTTATATTAATTTAAGAGCAGCACAGTATACAACCACCGCGGGGGCGGGCAACGAAACAATCGTTGATGATACTTCATATGTTTTAGTTACAGAGGTATTTTGTGAAAAATAAGAAGGGATGAATAAAAATGGCTGAAGAAAAAATATTAAATTTAATTCTTGAGAATATGAAAGAAATGAAAACAGATATGAAGGAAGACCTGAAAAATTTAAGAGTTGAAATGAATTCCAAGTTTGATAACATCGAGAATGTTGTTAAAGGAATAAAAGAGGACATGGTTAAAAAAAACGATTGTAAGGAGGCTCGAGAGGGATGTACGAAATTAACCGAATTAGAGGTCGTCAAACATGAGTGGTCTTATAAAAAGATAATTGCTGTCGGCGGGGTTATAACCGCAACACTAACAGGTTCCACCGTGGCAATAACCACCATATTGAAGGCCATCTATGGTTAAGTAAAAAGCAACGGTTAAAGGAAAACTTAAGATGTTTTTCTTTAACTGCTTGCTTTTTAATTTTATTGTGTTATAATCTCTTTAGGTAATATTTAAGGTCTCGTGAGGGGACATTGTATTTATACAATCTTTGTATTACCTAAAGAAATGGACATTGAAAAAAGAAGTTGCTTTGTATAGTTTGGTTTGAATCGCAGCCGAACCAAACTATATAATCATAGTTGTATAGAAGTCTTGTAAATCCGAGCTGCGAAATTTGGATTTATGGGACTTCTTTTTATATAGGGAGGAAATTTAAAATGAATATTGAAAAATATGAAGCATTAAAACAAGCTATTCCCAGCAAATATCAAATTAAATTAAGATTTGATAATGGGAAACTGGGCCTTGATGTATTTAAGGGTAGCAAATTTTTAAAGCCAACACAGCGAACCGGAATGAAAACAACATATTTCAAATTATATGGAATTTATGAAGGGAAATTAAAAGGATATGCAGTCTCTAAGTATGAATTGTTTTGTTTTATATCTGGTGTTGATGTGGTTCAGCAGGAGGTTAGCCTAGAATATATTAATAAGAATATTGATAAAATCAAAAAATATGCTAGGAAGGAATTGATTAAAAATCGATTAAGGGAAACATCTTAAGGATTTATTTTAATTGAGAGAAAGAAGGGAGTTATTATGATTGAGTTGGATGAAACAAAAAAGAAGTATGACCGAATAGTGGATGAAGTTATCCTTAAGTTAACAATACTATTTACAGGGTTAGGCCTTATTTTTGGGGTATTACTTGATAATTTAACATTGACAATTGGCAGTTCTTGTTGTTTTTTAGTTATAAATATGTGGGCAATGAAATCTACTAAATAAGAAAAATAAAAATATCTTTAATAAGTTTTTTTATAAAAAAGAAACCTAAAGATATTTTTTTTATGTTATAATAAGTATATCAAAACCAATATATCAAACGGTCTTAGCTATTGAAACAAAAATAAGGCACCCAACGGACAGCATGGTGCCTTATTTTTTTTATGTCTTAAGTATTTTTAACTTTTTTAATTATAGGTTTGTAACCTAATTTAGTTAAATCAGCTGCTTGTTTTTTTGCATTGGCTTCTATCCCAAATGCACCCGTCTGCACCTGCCAAATATAATCGCTCTTTGTCGGGTCTTTTTTCATCTCAATACCAAATAACCCTTGCAAAATATTATAAGCGAAAAAATCGGCAGTCTTGTCAATATAGTTGGCATCTGTTAATATCTCAAAGTCTTCTGGATTATCAATAAACAATGGTTCAACGATAAAAACCGTTGTATCTTTCCCGGATAATCTATGAACTCCATAATGGTCTCTACCTGCTGAATTTAATTTAACTTGAGCTCCCCTGTTTGGAATGCCCATTAATTTTGAATATCCTTTACACAAATAACTTGCAAAGTCTTTATTTTTCTGTGCTGTAAAATTACTTGTAAGGATTTCAATCCCTCTCGCTTTTTTATTAAAAGCGTTGTGATGCCATTCGAACCAATAAACTGGAGCCATCTTGTCGGCTATTTTACACCTGTCAGATATCTCTATAAAAGTATCTCCGGTTCTTAAGATTCGTGCATTGGTTCCTAAATAAGGGGAAACTCTCTCATGAACAGCTTTGCATAATTTTAAATTGTAGGTCTTTTCATAACTCTTGTCGCAGGCTATTGCGCCCACGTCTTTCCCGCCATGGCCCGCACCATTTAATAATATTCTTGACATTTAATTACACTCTCCTTTTTGTTTTTTTTGCATTTCTTACATAAAATTTTAGTTATTAATTCGTTTTTATGGTCTTCCTGTAACAATTGTTTATTACAGACAACACAATATACATACTTAACCAACTTAAAACACCTGCCCTATAATATTTTTATCTTAAGAACGCCGCCAGCTTTGGTTCCTATTTGGACAGGCTTAACTTCGCCCGTCTCTTTATCAATTGCATTATTATTATGGATTAATAATGTTTTTTTATAGTTTTCCCAGTCAACTTCTTTTTTGGTTTTTATATATTTATCAGGTACTTTATCAATGTCTTCAGGTTTAATTAAAAAAGGAACTTCCCGGCTAAAGCTGATTTTAGCTGAAGGAAATTTAAGACTATATTCTGTTTTTGCTTTTGTACACTCGTCAATTCTTATTTGAGGCCTGATATAACCTAACAAATCCTCTTCGGCAGCTTTTATATTTTGATTATATTGTTGTATTTTTTGAACATATTCGTCCCTCATTGCTTCAGCAATGTGAATCAATCTTCTATTACTTTCTTCAAGTGCTTTAAATTCTTGGATTCTTTTTTCAATTAAAAAATCCCTATCAGCCAGCTTTTTTATTTGGCTGACATCTATAAACTTTTTTACTTTTATAGTTTCTTCAATTTCCTCAACTTCAACGGCTATCTGCGGAAAATATTCATTTTCTTGGTTCTCAGTCAATCCTTTGTCGTATTCAACTGAATATAATTTGCCATCTATCTTTAAAATTACTTCACAGCTTTGGCTCCAACGCCTGCTTTCTCCTACTATTGTTTTAACCTGGTCGAAGCTCCATATTGTTTTTTCTACTTCGTCTGAGGTTAATTCTACACCGTTTTTAATCTTGTCTATTATATTATCCATAATTCTATTCTCCTTTTAAGTTATTTTAATTGTTTTTCCAGCCCTTTAAATCTTTTAAAAAAAACTGTTCTTCTTTCATTGCTGCCTTTGGAAGCCCTTTTATTTCCTTTGGAGGTTTTCCTATGCAATAAATATCTTTTTCTGGCAGCTTATTTTGGCCCTGGTTATCCACATTATCAACAGAGTTATCCACAGGTTTAGATTCCTTAAATAGCAAAACATTATTGAATCCTTCTATTATTTTATCAGCGGCATTTTGGAATATGTTTGGTTGTCTTGCATTTATTTTTATTTTTGGTTTTTCAATAAAAGGCTCATCATAAATAACCTCTGTCCTTTCATCTGTCTGTTTTGGAACTATTCTTTTTTGTTTTGGGTTAAAGAAAGATGTCTCTTTGTTGGGTTCGAAGTTGCTGACATTATTATATTTGTTTATATTTAATTGAGATTGCATCTCTTCATCAATTACTTTTAATAGTTGAGTATCAAAGGCCTCCCCTTTATGGGCAATTAATATTTTTCTTATTTCTTTTAAAAATTCCAATGTTGCCTTATTATGCTTATCTATTGTATAAGATGACTGTTCAAAGCTTTGTAGGGCAATTTGATGGCAATTAACCATCTTTGAACAGTCGTCCAGTCTTTCAATTATCTTTCGAGTTTTTACGGTTAAAAAGAATATAAAAGCAATTAGGAACACAATGCTCCCAATTACAACAATCGCCGAATTCGCTAAAACAAAACTTAAAAATTCATATTTATTCATTTCTATTTACCATCCTTTAATTTTTTTTTAAAAGTATTATCGGGCAAATTGCCCGATATTATGTAATTTGCTGCATTTAGAAGACTAAGCTGGTAATACTTATCGCCGTCCTGAACCGCTAAAGTTAAAGAATAAAGTGTGTCCCCATAGGAGTATACATCTGCTCGTAAATCCTTAAGGCTTAAAAATGTTTTACTATTTCCGTTTAGTTTTGCATAAATTTTAAACATATACAATTCTCCTTTTATATATATATCTTCTACTTACAATGGTCAAGAATCAAAGAATCCAAACGATGTAAATACATTATATTATGGGTCTCTTTACAGTTATAATAATCAAGGCAAAATGCTGTAAAATTAAAGTCATTAGGGACTTCTTTTGTTATTCTGTTACAGTTTACAACTGAAGGGCTATATAGAAAACATGGACTGTAAAAAGCTAAAAACTTTTTCCCCTCAGATTCTTCAATTCGAAACGATACGATTTTAAAACTAGTCTGCTCCTCTTCGTTAATAATATACAATTATAAAACAACTCCCTTCATATATTCTTTAACTCCATGCCCTAATTTACAATTAATATCAGAGCATGCAAAGTTTCCTTCTGTTAATATAATTTGTTTTTTGCAAATAGGACATAATTTATCAATAGGATGAAAAATTATGTTTTCCAATTTTTCAAAGGGATAATTATACCCTCTGATATAAACTTTTAGCGCGTCCTCTATTATCTTACTAATAGGTAGGTCTGCTTCAATCTTATTTATTGCTTTTACCTGCAGGTAAATATCTCTGTCTATTTTTACATTCATACTTACTTTATTATCCATGCTGGACCACCCTCTCCTGAATGTTTTTATTAACCGATTAATTTATTCTTATTATACATCAAGTTTTTAAAATAGTCAAATACATTTAAAAAGTGGTTGACTTCTTTTGTAGGAAGAACTATAATATAAGAAGGTGAGACGTGAACGGTGGTTCTTAACCCGGTTCGAGGCCGGGCGTTTCAATAGGGTAAAAGCCCTTATATTAAGGAGGTTATATAATGCCAGATTATAAAAACGAGGTTATAAAAGTACAAACAGACAACGGAGACATCGTTTTGTCGAATCAAATTGTTAGGGAAACCCTGGCAATAGGTAATAACATCACGGACAGCGAAATATACAACTTTATGATGTTATGTAAATATAGAAACTTGAATCCCTTTCTAAAGGAGGCATATATTGTTAAGTTTAACGATACTGCTCAGATACTTGTAGGGAAGGATGCCATGATAAAAAGGCTTCATAACAATCCGGCCTGTGAAGGTTGGGAGGCTGGAATTATTGCATGGGATAAAGAAAACTCAAAGATAATTGAAAGGGAAGGTTCTTTCTTTTTAAAGGATGAAGAGCTGGTTGGAGCATATTGTATTATCCGCAGGAGGGGTTGGGTAAATCCATATAAATGGACGATTAACCTTAGAGACTACCTGAGAACACATAAAAATAAGGCTGGTCAAATTGTGCCGATGGGCAATTGGGGAATAATGCCTGGCGTTATGTTAACAAAATGTGCAATTGTAGCAACAATCCGGAATGTCTTCCCAGAGGATGTTGGCGGGTGTTATACAGAGGATGAAGTTGGTATTCCATCGGATGCAATTGATGTGACGCCAGACACTGATTCGCCTAAGCAGCCATCTAAACAAAAATCGGAGCCTGTAAAGACAACTATTGAACAAAATCAAATCGCCCAGCTTTGTATCACGGCTGCTGGGAATTCTAAAACTGCAGGATATAATCCGGAAGACTTACTTAAATTTGCAATGGAATCGTTGGTTCAAGGGAAAATATTAGAAAGCACATCAAAACGTGAGATTCCAAAGGATAAATTTAAAACTGTATTAGATTATGTAAAAAAATTAGCTGAAAATAAACTAAAGGCTCATTTAAAAAAAGAATCTGATAAAAAGTTGAAAGAAGAACCTGCTGTCCCAGAAGGTCTGCCAATTGAGGACGCTAAACACGCACAGCCTGCCGGTAAAAAAGAAGATAGTAAAATGGAGGGAGATTCTAAAGTTGGAAATTAGAAAAGTCGTGAAAGTAGGGAAGACCAGCTGCGGCGTTGGTCTCCCTAAAAAATTTATGAAGCTGTTAGGAATCGAACATAAAGATATCCTAAAAGTCTACATAGATGGAAATAAAATAGTATTTGAAAAGTATAATTTGAAGGAGGAGTAATTATGGATTATTGCGAAAAGTGTGGCTCGCTTATTGTTGACAAAAGGTGTTCTAATAGAGGCTGTTACGGGCTAAATAAAAGGAATCAAGAAGTAAAAAGGAAAAAGTGGATGATAGGGAGCGATATTATTTACTTTTCGCATCCAGTTACTTTTAATGAGGCTCAAGAGCTCCAGCAAAAAGCTTTTGACGATATGACCGATAAAAGAATGAAATATTATTAAAAAAAAGGGGAGTTATTATGTTATTTACTGATAATAAAAAGAAAAATCTTATAAGAAACTGGCGAGTTTATAATGGTTGGACTCAGGAAGAACTGGCCGAAAAAGCAAAAATATCAACAAATTTAATTAGATTATATGAATTAAATCAAAAGACACTAAAATATCAAACTGCAAAAAAAATCGCAGATTTATTTGGCATAAGTTTAAAACAATTATATGAAGAGGGGAAATGATTAAAATGGGAGATTATTTTGCAGACTGGTTAGATAAAATATTAGGTTCTGTCGAAGAATTGTTTAATGCGTTCTGGGATGCATCAGAATATGCAATTGAAACTGCATTAAATGAATCAGGGAAAAGCCTTGAATCAAGTGTTGGCTGGTATAAAGAATTGATAATAAAAGAGTATAGAGCAGCATATGAAAAAATCAAAGATGACAGAGCAAAGACAATTAATAAGATATACGATAAATTAACAGATGAAAAAGAGATAAAAAAAGCAATACAGCAAACAGATGAATTGAAAGAAAAAAGAGAGAAGAAATTAGAAGCAAAAAAAGCCGCTCAATTAGATAAATTAACCAAAGCAAGAGAGCGGAGACTTGAAAAATTAAAAAAATTAGGATAAAAACAAAACATTAATTAATTTCAGCAGGCCTTAATTAAGCCTGCTGAAATTAAAAGACTGGAGAAAAGCTTTATGGATATGAATAATTATAACACTAAAAAAGATTGTAGAAAAAATTTGGGTGAACTTATAAAGTATAAAGAAAATTTTAGTTTTTTAACCTTGGAATTCAAAAAGAAAGAAACCTACAGGTATAACTTAATTAAGTTATTAATATTTCTTGAAAAATTCCAGAAGGCTCAAATGTGTGTAAAAGCATGCGGGCCAAACAGAATGGGAACTGCTTTTATTTTTATTCCTATAAAAACCGAAGCACAGGTTCGGGAGGCTTTTAGCGATATAGTTGATTTTGCTAAAAGATTAAATCTTAAGCACCCAGAGCTTGATTTTAAATCTGTTGAAAATATTAAAAATAATTTTAAGGAAGATTAAAATGTATAAAGGATTTGAAGAAAAATGGAGAGATATTAAGGAATATGAAGGACTCTATCAGATAAGCAACTATGGAAACGTTAAAAGTCTTTCGTATAGGAGGATGGGAATATGCAAGGAATTAGCAAAAATAAAAAATTCTAACGGATATATATCTGCTTCACTAACCTGAGAATAATGCCCAAATCTGACTATGAAAATAATGGAAACTCAAAACTTACTAAAAAAGATGTAATTGAAATAAATTTACTGATTAACAATAATCTAAAAATAAAAGATATAGCCTGGAAATATAACGTTTCTTATTATGCTATATGGGCTATAAAGAAAGGAATAACATGGAAGGGTATAGTATAGAAAAAAATATGGTTATTCTTTGCGATACGAGAGAAAAAAAGAAAGAACACATAACAAAGGTCTGGGATGAAAAAAATATAAAATATAAGGAGCAAAAACTATTAACCGGAGATTATAGCTTTACTTTGGATGGGATAAATCTGGAGTATGAAATAGTAATTGAAAGAAAGGCCTCTTTGGATGAATTGTGTTTAAACTTTACAAAGACAAGGGAAAGATTCGAGCGGGAATTTATAAGGGCTGACCTTAAGAAAACCTTCATGTTCCTTTTAATTGAAAACGCAACAATGCAAGATATTATCAATCATAATTATAGGAGCAAAATGCATCCAAATTCCCTTATTGGTTCCCTAAAAAGCTGGAAAGAAAAATATAATATCTATTTGGTTTTTTGCCAAAGAGACAAGGTTGCAATATATATCTTGGAAACCTTCAAGAGATATATAAAAAAATACCTGCTGAAGGATTCCATTGATAATAAAATAATTGATTTAAAAGAATAAGGCCTAAAAATTAGGCCCTTCGTTCTCTTGTATGTATTCCAACATCTTCATTCTTAGCCATGCACCCATAGCTAAACCGGTTTTTTCTTTCACTATTTTTTGAGCTTTTTTGTAAATTGAAAGCTCGATTTTTAAACTTTTTGGAACTCTAATCTCGTCGCCATTCTCGTTATATTTTACATCTTCCATAAAAATCCCTCCATTAACTTATTACTCATATTATACTATATAAGTAATACTAAATCAAATAATTTAAATTATTTTTATAAAAAGTATTGACTAAGTAATACCTTCATGGTATAATATGAGTATAGTAAAGAACGGAGGGAGGTGGACGAATTGGCTAAAAAGAAAGACAAGAACGACTGCCCATACTGCGGCGAATCGAAAACAAACAACAAAATTATAGGGTTTGACGAAGATGGGAACGGAATAGCAAAATGCAGCAACTGCGGCAAAAATTACACAATACAAAAATAAAATTAGGGGAGACGGCTCCCCTTAATAAAATAAAAGTTGGAGGAATTATTATGTTAAAAAATAAAATTAGTTCAAAGGTAACAGCTGCAAACATAACAACCTGGCTAAACAATTACAATGCCTTTTTAATTGAGAATAACTTAATAAAAAAAGAAGATATAAAAGCCATTAAACAAAGTACTAGAAACCTATTTTTAAGCCTCGTTAATAACCCGGACAACTTTACATTTGATGAGAGATTTTACGTTTTTATAAATAAATATTCTAAAAACTTTATAAGCACATCATTGGTTCTGGGAGTTTTAAAGCAAGCAAATGAAACTGCCTTATACCTTGAAATACATGAAAAAACATATTAAGGAGGTTTTTAAATTGGAGAAAAGAGAAATAATATTATTAAAAGCTGTTGTTAGGTTGCTGGCACAGCAGGAGAGGTCTAGTTATGTTATTGATATGTTATCTGCGCTGGTTGTTTATGACGGCGCAGAATGCGACGGCTCATGTTTGTTGGATGATATTAGACTATTCCTAGAGGAGGTTGAAATAACAAGTAAAGGCCTAAATATTAACCAGGGTTAACCGGGCAATTTAACCAGCCAATTTTACAAGTAAATTATACTTAAATAAAATGGGCCTTTTAAAAGGCCTTTTTGTTTAAAATAAAAGCTATTAGATATAATAAAAAAAATAGTCAAATACATTTAAAAAGTAGTTGACTTTGTATCAAACTTGTATTAATATGTATATAGTAAGAGATTGGAGGATAAAACATGCAGGATGAAATTAAACTTTTAATACAAAAGGAAATCAGAACTATTCAAAGTCTATTAATTAGATTAGAAAAACATGTTTGTGTTGATGACGAGCAGTCGGTTGTTTGGTTGCAAGAACGAATGGCTGACCTTTGTTCTAAGTATGTAATTGAAGAGCCCGAAGAAACTATAAATAAAATTACCCTAGATAGTAGCTATATAACAGAGGAGGATAAAAAAAGAACTCTCCAGTTTATAGAAAGGGAAGAGGCTAAAATAAAAGATATTTTAGCCGAAGAGGATATATTTTAAAAATTTTTGTAGGAGGTTTTTATTATGGGAGTAACCATTATTTTACCAGCGCATAACGAGGAAAAGATTATAAAGCAAGCAATTGAGAGTTTGTTAAATCAAAGCTATTGGGACACAGAGATAATTGTTTGTTTGGATAATTGCACTGACCAGACCGAGTCTATTTTAAATAATAATTTTGGGGATAATTACGCAGTTAAGATATTTAAAAGCGTAAAGAATGAAAAGAAAAAGGCGGGAGCCTTGAATCAATTATTCAATTGTTATTTTAAAAATATGAGAAAATACATTCTTGTTATGGATGCCGACACAATACTACATCATAAGGCAATAGAAGAAGGCGTTCGATACTTAAAGAAAAATGAACAGCACGGAGTTGTTTGCTCTAAGGCTGGAGTTATAAAAGAACATGGATTCATTTGGAATATTCAAAATATTGAATATGGAAGGTTTGATACAGACCGAACCGAGACACTTGATTTTTGCATGGTTGCCCACGGGATGTTTTCAATGTATAGAAAAAAAGTTTTAAGCAAAATCTTACAAAGGGGATATCTTTACGACGAGGATTGTATAACAGAAGATTATGAATTAACTTTAGCAGTTAATCAAACTGGCTATAAAATAGGAAATAGCCTGAGAATAAAAGCCTATACAGATGTGCCTTTAACTGTAAAAGATTATTGGGTTCAGAGAGTTAGATGGATGACAGGCGGATTGAACGCTTTGTCTAAATATAGTTTTAATAAACACACTGCCCGAGATATGCTCGGCCATGTATTGTTTGTAATATTATTTACTTTACAATTCTTTTTAATAATAAACAGCATTATAAACAAATATAATCCGCTTGGATTTGGGCTTGTTATAATACTAGGAATAAGCACAATAAATGCAATAGTTAGATATAAGTATGTATCGCACAAAAGCCTTAAAACGTTTATTTTTGCAGTTATTTTAATACCGGATATCTTTATAAGTTGGTTTCAAACAACGGTGATGATAAATGCATATGCAAGACACTTTTTAAAAATCGAGACAAAATGGTAATTTATTACCTTTTTAAATAAAATAAAATAAAATTAAATGGAGGATTTGAAAATGTATAATAATAGTGGAATGGTTTTACCTCAGACTGGCATGATTGCAAGTGGAGCATTTGGATTAACTGGGCACCAGAGTATTGCCCTGGGATTGTTTTGTGTAGTAGTAGGGATAATGTTATTTAAGTTAGTAAGGTTTAAAGCTAAAGATATTAAGAACAATTAATTAAAACCTTCTTAGTTCCTTAAATAATTTGTAGTTGCAGCCTGCAGCAGTCAACGTAAATCTGTATTAAGGAACTAAGATTTAATTAAAAGGGAGATAGGAGGCGGGAAATGATAGGCATGGATATTAAAAATTTTAATCTAATAAAAAATATCAAAGATAATAAAGTTTTATCAATAAGTGTGGGAAGTATATTATTAACCTTAATAGTATTAGGATTTATGGGGTATTTAGACGACTTGATTGCCGGAATTTTTGCCGTTATAGTCATTTTATTGTTAGGTCTATTTGGAGCCTTAGCAACATTAATCCCCATAGTTTTTGGCCTTGGATTATATTGTTTACCAACAATTGTCGCCTTAATTAGGAAGCATGCCAATAAAAGCCCGATAATACTTGTGAACCTATTATTAGGCTGGACGCTTATTGGATGGGCTGTGGCCCTAATTTGGGCCTTCACGGATAACGCTGCCGACTAGATTAGAATAGAAAAAGAAAGGGAGTTTACAATGGACGCAGGTGAAATTATAAGAATGATTAATACAAAAGCATCTTTATGCCTTGAGAAAGCAAAAATATTTTCAAAAGGGGAACCAGTATCAGATGAAGACCAGGCTCGATTAAGTGAAATTAAAGATATCCTGGAGGTAATAAATAGCCAATTAGAAGCAGAATTAACTCAACTAAAAACAAAGAATGAAAGGATAAAAGAATTATGATTAACAAAAATAAAGCTCGAGCCATAATGCTATTAACCCATTATTTTAGAACTACATTCGAACAGGCAGGATTAAAGTTTGATAATGATAACGAGGCAGAGATTGCCGAAATTATCAATTGTATTTTTGACACAATCATTGAACAAAGTTAAGGGGAAAGGTGATGAAAGACCATGTTAAATTATATAAATATAGCTGTGATAATAATAGGGATAATTGGAGTGGTACTTTCGATAAAAGCAAGCAAAAAGAAGTAATGAGTTTTATTGCAGGCAGCTCTTTTTTTATAGGCTTTATTATAAGAATTATTATATATTGTCTTGGATTTATGATAGGTATTTTAAAAGCTATGGAGCTGGGCTGCTGGCAATTCTTTTTAATTGGAATGATTGCCTTTGGATTAGGATTAACAACATCAATAAAAGACCTTATTTTTTTTGAAATATTTAAACTTGAAAGGAGGGAATAATTATGGGTTGGTGTGCGATTAATTTTTGCGATAATATTTGGAACCTGTTTGTAAAGTATATTCCAAAAAAAGAAAGAAAAGAGATAGCCTTGGAACTAATAAAAATGTTTGAAGCAAGAGATATGGATGATGGATATTGTGAGTCATCTGTTGAAAAGGCTGCTGGGATAAAGTATGAAGATGGTTAAAAACTAGGGGAAAAGGATTATGAATATTAAAAAATTCTATTTATTGAATTCTCTGAAAGATTTGTATGACATAGCTGAAGATGGAACGGTAACAAATAAAAAGAACGGAAAGATACTTAAATATTCCACACATAAGGGCCAGCGATTCGTTAGTTTATATTTAACTGGCAAAAGCTATCAATACACCGAAAGGCAATTGAAGGACTTCTTAAGCGGGGAATACAATAAAAAAAATAAATGCAAAATTTGTAATTGTGTCACAAATAACGACTGGTGTAATATGTGCCAGTTAAAATTGCAAAATGTAAAAAACATTATATTGAAAACTAGGGAAGGGAAGAGATTATATTGACAAATGCAAATAAAAAAAGGTACAGGCGAGGAGACCCGATTATTTATAAGGGCCTGCCTACTCAACTTGGATGCTCGGCTAATATAATATATTATTGTTTAACTAATAAAAGAGGCGTTTATAGCTTTACAAATAGAAGTTTAAATGAAACTGAATGCAAAAATACAAAAAGGATATATTTAAAAGCAGTCAAGAATGTTAGAAAGGAATATCCAGACATTAGATTTGATGATATTAAAATTATAAGAGAAATGGTTAAAATAAAAAATAACGAAGGTTTAAAAAGTATCGCTGATGATTTGTCCTAATTGAAAAAAAGAGGAGGTTTTATAATGAGTTATGATTTTTATAATTTTAGTGCAGGGCCCGAGAAGGAAGAGAATACTATAAAAAATATAAATACTACCACCAAGGAAGGGAAATATTTGTTAGCTGCTTTGGCAATATTAACAACAAGTACATTTGTATTTAAGGGCGATGAGATAAACGGCGGCGGGTTAACACCTGATTCAATTTTAAAAAAACTAGAAATAATTTCTAATGAGATGTTTGGAACTGGAGGAGAATAGATGAATAAATTAATTACAACAATATATCTCCATCGGGACAAAGATGAAAACTCAGAATTATCCGAACTGGCGGTGGCTCAAGGAATAAAAAGGGAAGACCTTTTATACGTTGGATATGAAATAGAAATGAAAATCGAAATAACCGAATCTCACATTAAAATATTAGAAATTGACGGGGTGCCAATTGAAAAGGATGTGTTTATATAATGTCTTCGCTGGTTAAAAAAGAAACATGTATTTTTTGCAGGAGGGACTTTAATGTATTACTTGAAATAAGGGAGAATCGTAAAAGCTTAGATGTTGAGTGTCCCTATTGTAAAAAGGTAGGGGAGACAACAGGCACTAAGGTTTTAAAAGTAGAAGGGAAGAGTTAAAATGAAACTGGAACAAACATGGAAAATTGAAGAAACTATATATGAACCAAAGTATCATGATTTTAAGTCCGTTTATTTGGCTCGGTTAAAAGGAAGACTATTGGAATCGGTCAAAGATATTTTTAATGGTCAATATGTACCATGGTTAGTATTTAAAGAAAAGCCATGTAAACAATTAGGCGGGTTATGTGTAAGAGATGTGGTAATAATAGAAATGAACTTATATCTATATAAACCGAAAAGCGAAACACCAGAAGAACTAGAAATAAGAAAACAAATCTTATATAAAAATGGCTTTGAATTTGTAGACCAGATATTAGAAAAGTTAAGAATAGATGATATAATACTTCGTAAAATTTAAAAAAAATAAGGCCCTTTGGTTAGGGCCTTTTTATTTAGCTAAAACTTTTTATAAAAAATAGTATTTCTTCAGCTTGGGTTTTATATAATTCTATCTGCAAATTTATCTCGCCAGCCGCTTCGCTAATTAATTCTAAATACTTTTTATTTATGTTTTGTATTCCAATTTCAATATATAAATCTTTGGCGGCTGCTGCTAAATACAACTCTTTCCCGCCGGTTTTTAAATGGTTAGGCCAGTCAATTGCGCCTGTTTCGTTTATAAATTCAGCTATTTCTAATAAGTTCTCTACTGTCGCGCTGTTTGGCTTTACTTCTACATCGTTGTAACTTTCAATTACTAAACTTTTAATTCCTTTTATTAATTCCTTATTCATGGTAGTACCTCCAACAAATTTAATTTAGTAGGTTATTAACTACTATACACACATTATACTATGTAAGTAATACTAAGTCAATACCTATTTAATAATATATTTGAATAAAAAAAAGGCCGTGTGGCCTTAATAATTATTTATTCAAATAGATTATGGGCTTTTTTATATTTTGGAACCTCTTTATATCTTGGAGCTTCTATAGCTTTAATTAACCTTTCTTTTAGTCTCGTAAATCTTTTATAAGTATTATTTCTTTTAGCTATTTTGTTGAATGTATCTATATTAGACAATATTATTACTGTCTCTTTTCCCCGAGTTATTCCAGTATATAGTATTTTTGAATCTAAAAATATTGAATCAGATTCGATTATTAGTACTATATATTTATATTCTGACCCTTGTAACTTATGAACTGTGCAGCAATAAGCAAGTATAAAATTATTTTTATCTTCAAATTTAAAAGGAATTTCTCTTCCTAATGAGTTAAAATAAACGATAAAAGTATCTTTTGATATCTCTTTTATAACTCCGCATTCGCCATTAAAAATATCTTTATCTCTATTGTTTTTAATATTCATAACTTTATCATTTACTTTGAAATTCAAATATTTATGCATGGTATTTTCATTGTATTTATTTTGTATGTATTTATTAATAGCATCGCATCCAGTCTCTCCTTTTTTTATAGGCGATATAAATTGTACATTATTTAAAAAACTTGAATAATCATCATATTTACTCCTTAAGTGAATCCACATTTTATCAATCTGGATATAAAAATCTTCTTTTGAATAGCAACTTTGAAAGAAAAAATCTTTTTCCCTAACTATTGGAATTGATTCATTTTCTCTTATTTTGTAAGCACAATCTATTATGTTGCTGTCCTTTCCTTGTCTATGAATTTTATTTAACCTAGATACGTTAATAACACCCGACTGAATAATATCATATAAATTATTTCCAGGCTGAACCGAAGGAAGCTGTCCATCATCACCAACAAATATTATTTTTTTATAATTAAGACAATTGCAAATATAAAGTAACTTGTAAAGAAGATATAAATCGCACATTGAAAATTCATCAATAATTAAAACATCATCATAACTAACAAGTTTTCTATTGTTTTCGTAATTAGATATACTTATATCATCCTTTTCTGGGTTTTCTATTGACATTGACTTATTAGTTTTTTTATCAGCATTATATTCGACGGAATAAAGATATGAATGGATAGTAGAAGCTGGATTATTTGTTGCTTCCTCAAGCCTTCGGCTGGCCTTCCCTGTTGGGGCTAAGCACTTAACACTGTATCTTAATTTCCTTAATACAAATATTATCGCTTTTAGAGTGGTGCTCTTCCCGCTGCCGGCATTCCCTACTAAACAGCTTACATTATCATTTACAACACTTATAATTGATTTTATCTGGCTATCATCGTATTTAATATCAAAAGAAGTCTCAGCCTCTTTAATATATTTTTTTAAGACATCTTCATCAAAAAGTATATAGGTATTATCTTGTATAAAACTATTTAAAATTTCAGGAATAGCAGTCTCTGCTTTATATAAATCAAAAGGATAGCATCTATCGTCTTCTATTGTAATTAAGGCATTATGTATAATTTTTTCAAGAGGATTATCTATATTATTTTTTTTAACTTCATCAACAAAATCTGGTAGTTCCATGTATGTGTTTCCATTAATAGCTTTTCCCAATATATATGCTATTAAATAAGTTATCCGCTCTTCGTTATTTTCATCTATATTTAATAAGGTTAAAGATATATCATCAGCCTTTTTAAATCCAATTTCTAATTCTTCAATAAGTAGCCGATAAGGATATTCATATAAAGAACCAACGGATGTCATTCCTATACATTTGGATAATTCTCGTATTTTCCCTGGTTTTAATTTTTCAGATAAAAGAACCTGCAATTCACTAAACAGAACATTGTCGTTAAGACTATCAATTGTGGCTGTAATGTTTTCTATTAATTGGGGCAATGTTTTCTTTCCAAAGCCTTTTATTTTTAACCTTTCTATAAACCCAGAATTTTTAACATTGAAAATATTGTTATCAAGACTTTTTAATATATTTTCTAGGTTGGTAACACCGACGCCCTTTATGTTTGACAATATACTTTTTTGAACATCTATGTCTTTGTAATTAGTTTTTTCATATCTTACATCTATTGTTTTTTTTCCATTATAAGACCCCTCATCTCCAACAAGCGTTTTAATTCCACTCTCAGAAGAAAGTGAAAACCCTCTAGTTTTAAAAGATGTCTCGCTAAAATCTCCCTCTATTATGCCTGAATAAATATGGAAATCGTCGTTATTATAAAACTCCCTTAAGATGTTTACTTTGTATTCCATTCTACTTCCCTCCAAACATAGTATCTATCTCAGCCTGTTCTAATAATGTCCTTTTTAGCTCCATCTTTTTTACAAAAGGGCTCTGGGGACATTCTTTAAATGAATTGCAATTTTCGCAACTATCATCGCCTGAAGAACTTGTAATTAAACAATTAATAGTTATTTGATAGGCTTTAACCTTCTTATCAATGCAGCTTCTTAAGAACTTAGAGATATCTGTGTTCTCTCCAGTTAAAGCCTCTTTTAATATTTTTAGCTTATCTTTATCAACGCTGAAACTATAGTTAAAATAATTATTTTGTTTTGCCATTTTAACTCCTCCAATAATTTAATTTAATTAATGATAACATCTTTTCAATAAAATTTCAATAAAAACTTTTTTTTAGAACCCTGTTGCATATTCCAAATATTCTAGTTATAATTGAATAAACCGAATTTTAAAAGGGAGCGGGGACGAATTATGTTTTTAGTTAGAAAATTACGAAAAATTGGGCCATCATTTTATTTTTTAATTCCAAAGGATTTAAAAGAATTAGTGGGAATTGAAAAGGACATAAAGGTTTCTATTGAAAATGGGAAAATAACCATAGAAAAACATGCTGATGAAGAGGTCTTAATTAAATAACAACAATAAAAAAAATTATGAAAGGGGAAGCCTCTAATGATTTATTTTAGTGGCGTTATTTTATGGCCGAAAAAAAGAATAAAAAAGACTTTATCAAAGTAAAATGGAATCCGAATTATGTTATGGTTACTTATACACATAATTCGGAATCCGTAACGGAACCATTGAATGAGTATTTTGATAAGTTTAAAGAAGGGAAAAAACCAAAGATAACAAAGTATGATGTTATGAAAGTTATTGAAAATATAAAATGCCTTCTATTTCATTATAATATTGTTGCTAGATTTAATGTTTTAAAAGCATCTTATGAAATATTTGTTAATAATGGAGTTTATAAGATGGAGGATTGTCTTATAAATATTCAAGATAAGGCCACAAAACATAATTTTAAAATAACTAAAGAAAGGCTAATGGATTCATTAATCTATATAGCTAAAGGGAAGAGATACAATCCGGTTAAAGATTATTTAATCGGATGCCATAAATATTTTTTAAAAAAACCAGACCTTGCTATTTTTAAAAAAATTGCAGATACAATAGAAAGCCCATGTCAGTTAAAAGAAAAATATATCGGCAGGTTTTTACTTCAGATGGTTCACTTAGTTTGTTCTAAAGATGACGACCAAACAGCCTCTCAATATTTATTAGTATTACAAGGGAAACAAGGTCTTGGAAAGACGACCTGGCTTCAGAACTTATTACCTAAAAAATTTAGGGCTCAGTATTTTTTAGGTGGCCGAGTTTTAGACCTTTCTAATAAAGACCATGTAATGGAAACAATAACAAACTGGTTATGTGAAATGGGAGAGATATCTTCAACATTTAAAAAGTCAGACCAGGAAGCTCTTAAAAACTTTATTACATCATTTAAAGATAAGTTTAGACTTCCATATGCAAAGGAACCTATTGAACAAAAAAGAAGAACAACTTTATGTGGAACAACAAATGATAGGGAATATTTAAAAGATTTAACAGGAACCAGACGCTTTTTAACTCTCAATTGCACGGGAATTAACTTTAATCATAATATTGATTTAGATATGCTCTGGGGATATATGTATAGTTTTTATCTTCAAGATAGACCATATTGGTTTGAAAATGATGAGATAGAAGAAATAATGACCGAAAACAACAAATTCCTTTCTAAGTCCGAGCTGATTTTGACTATAGAAGAATACTTCGATTTATTCCCCAAGGAGCCTGATGGCGATGCGAATGAAGAGGCTGGTAAATGGATGAAGGCCGTGGATATTTACGATGTCTTAAAACCTTTTATGGCAGACCTTCAATTAAATAAATTTAATGTAAACAAGTTTTCTATTAGTAGGGAATTAAAGAAGTTAAACATGAAAATGAGTTATGACAATCATAAAAATGTAACGATGTTTTATGTTAAAAGGCTTTAAAGCCTTTTTTTTTGTGTTTTTTTATTTAGCTGCGAGGGTGCTTGGGTTAATAACGGGATTATTCTAGTAACCCTCGCAATTTTCGGAGCCGTCATACCAGTTGCTTCACGTCTTTTTGCTAGTTGCTAGTATATATATATATATATATATAAATAAATAAATATATAATAGAATAGGGTGTATATAGTGAAGCTAAAAAATAGCAAGCAACTAGCGGAAAGACGTGAGTGTATATCTATAACTGACATTGAGGGAATTACTTGCTAAAAAAATGAACCGATTGGTTCTTAACTTCCTAGCAGATAAAAGATAACGCTTGTATTATTATAATCCATTTTATTGTATTTTATGTAAGATTTTTAAATTTTCTTCCGAGCAGATTTAAAAAACGTTAAAAATTGAGATTCTTGAATAGCCCTAAAAATGCGGCTTCCATTAAATTCTTAGGATTTTTGTGAAGTTTTATTATAAAAAAAGCGATTTTGTGAATTCTACTTTTATAATAAAAACAATCCGCAACCCTTTAATATTGTGGCTTAGAGGTTATTTTGCGAGGAAGTGAGAAAAAGCTAAAAAGTGATGGTTTTTGGTCAAAAACGAACTATTAGCTCTTTAGGGTATTACCGAAAAAACCAACAAAAAAAAACACTTAAATACTTTTAATTCTTGTATTTGTAAATAATTATATTGTTATGACAAGAAAAGCTAATAATATGAGTAATACCGTGAATCAGCAGAATTAACAAAAAGGGTGTTTTTTATCAAAAGCGGCACTTTTTATTAAATAATAAATTCCTGATAAAAGTTTGATGGTTTACTTTTAACCGAATATATTTTACAATGTCTTCAAAGAATAAATTTTATTTGATTAGTAGATTAGTAAAGAGTTAGTTAAGCAGGCGAGGTATTATAATATAGATTTTTCTTTCTTTTAGCTCCCTTCAGTAGAATATAAGATAAGTTGTTAGGTTGTATAAGTTTGTTAATTTAATTTTTGCACAAAAAAGGGCCCTTCGATAAGGCCCTTTTTTGTGCGGTTAGAATTATGAACAATTTCTTGCAAACACTTGAAAGTTAACAAATAGTTCAGATGATGTTTTAATTTTAACACAAAACATCAAAATAAACTATTGCATTATATTTGCTGACGAGGTATAATGTGAGCATAGTAATTAATTATTATTTTTGAAGGGAGACAAAAATGAAAAAGTTATTTTGCGAAGTTTGTGAAGACCAAATGAATTCAATTTTTGATTACGACTCAGACACTTTAAACCCAAAGACCATTGAAGTACATCAATGTACAAACAAAGACTGCAAACAACACAAAATTTTAAAACACTACTGGATAAACAAAAATCGGGCGATTTTCTTAGGAACCACTGGGTCGGCAGAGCCAAAGTTTTAAATAAACCGGGAGGCATTTCCGGTTTATAATAAAGGGAGGGAGAGCTTAAGATGGAGAAGGTTAAACCTTTAGACCATAATAAAAGGGTATTTGATATGATTGGCCTATTAAGAAAGAACGGAAGGATGAAGGCCCATGAACTAGCAACAGCCATGGGTTTTAAGAACACCCGGTCAATTAACAAGTATAAGAACCAGATTGAAAAGATGGGTTTACAAGTTCAGACATTCGGCGGATTCTATGGAGGTTATGAGCTGGTGCAACCAAACAGGCTGACAGAATATGAATTAAATTTAGTTAAATCTTATTTACCCGCTAACATAACAGACAAGATTAAAAACTTAAATGATGGTGTTTTACTTTAAAATAATAGGGCTTAAGACGTTTAAAATTTTAATAGTAGTTTTATAGCCTTTTTAGATTCAAAGTGCCGGAAGGATAAACCTGAGCGATATTTTAAATATTATAAGGGGATTTTAAGAGGAGGATAACAAATGGATGATAAAAAAAGTAAGAAAGAAATTATAGTTAAGCATAAGCATAATTTTAATTTATTTGGTGTTGTTTTTTTAATATTATTAACAACAAAGCTTTTAGGAGTTGCAGATATATCTTGGATATGGGTGTTTTCGCCCTTTATAATTCTATTGGGCCTGATTATATTATTCATAGGTCTCGCGATTGTAATTGAAATATTAAAGGCATTAGAAGGACTGGAATAAATGCGGGAGAGTATTTAAAAGATAAAAATTGCAGTATTTGCGGAATTTCAAATGATGAGCATTTAAAAAAATATAATCAAAGGCTTCATATTCATCATAAAAAAAATACAGGAAGACACTACATAGAGAACGGCAAAAAACCTATCCATGATGATTTAGCTATTCTCTGTGTCTCTTGTCATACATCGCATGCCGTAAAAAACAAACAGCATTCTAGTTTTGATAATTCAAAAGCCTTATTAAAAGGCTGGGAAACGAGGAGGAGTAAAAATGAAATTCGAAAAAGTTAAACTAAAAGACTTGATTTTTTCAACTTATAATCCAAGGAAAAAACTAACACCGAAAGACGACGAATATAAAAAAATAAAAGCAAGCATTAATGAGTTTGGATATGTTGACCCGATTATTGTTAATTCAAATAACGTAATTGTGGGTGGATTCCAGCGCGGACAGGTACTGAAAGAACTGGGATATAAGGAAATAGACATTGTTAGGATTGACATTTCTCCAGAGAAAGAAAAGGCTCTTAATATTGCTCTAAACAAAATAGATTGTGGCTATCAAATAAAGGCCCAAATTATCTGGGCCAAACAACACTTCGCGTTGTCGCGTGGCAACTTTAACTGGCAGCATGAACCTTGTCAGCCGGCTGGAACTATTATATCAACACCAAGTGGGCAGATTCCAATTGAAAAATTAAAAGATGGAGATAGAGTTATAACATATAATAGCTATTCATCTTCAATTATTGGCAAAAGAAAGGGCTTTAAAATTAAAACAAGTAAAAGATTTTATAATGGTGATATGTTTAATATTTTTGTAGGGAACAAGAATACTAAAACAACAGACAACCATAAATTTACAACTAGATTTTCAAATGATTGTGATTCTAAATATGGTATCTATTTAATGAAAAAAGGCGAATGGTGGAGGATTGGAATAACTAAATTGTTTAATTCTCGTGGTTTTGGCTTAACTGTAAGATTAGGAAACGAAAAAGCAGATGCGGCATGGTTGTTAAAAATTTGCAATAAAAAAAACGAGGCAGAAGTTTATGAACACATGTTATCTTGCAAGTATGGAATCCCAACAACTATATGGGAACTGGCAAGACCAAGAAAAGGCATTCCAGAAAATTTAAATTGGAGAAGCGAAGAACAAATAAAGTGGATTTATTCAATGTTGGATTTAGATTTAATGTTTTTAAATGTTTTAAAAATGTTGAAAGATTTTAATAAAAGAATTGAATTTCCTATGGTAACAAAAGAAGAAACGCAATATAAACCATTTGGAAGAAATAAAACTAAATTAATTAATGCATGTAATTTATTTGAGGATATCATGTGCATACCAGTTCCTCATAATAGTGGGGATTCATTTGATTGGATTAAAATTTCAAAAATAAAAATTTCTAAATTTGAAGATTTTGTCTATTCTCTTGATGTTGATAAATATGAGCATTATATTGCAGATGGAATTGTTACTCATAACTGTTTATATGTTGTAAAGAATAAAAAGAAACATAACTGGCAGGGAGTTAACAATGCTTCGACCATCTGGAATATAAAAAATAACAATAGTTTTGGAAATTCAGATAAGGAACAAACATATGGGCATGGAACACAAAAGCCCATCGAATGTATGTTAAAGCCTATAAACTATAATTCATGTCCGGGCCAGGCAGTCTATGACCCATTTTTAGGTTCGGGAACTTCTTTAATTGCATCGGAACAGTCGGGCCGAATTTGTTATGGCATGGAGATTGATCCCATCTATTGTGATGTAATCTTACAAAGATATATTGATTTTGTAAACAACGATAGTTTATTCTTAATTGAAAATAATAAAAAAGTTAATCTAAGGGATATCCCTAAATATAAAAAAATAGTTGGTGATGGAAATGCCAAAAAGTAAATATCCTACGCATATCGAACCAAATTTAAAATTAATAACAAGTTGGAGAGAAGCTGGAAAAACGGAAGAGCAAATCGCGGAGAAATTAAAAGTTGCCTGTAGTACTTTAAGGGAACATAAAAACATGTATCCGGCATTGATGGCGGCTCTTAGCACCTCAAAGGAAAAATTAGTTGCTAATTTAAAGAAGAGCCTATGGGAAGAGGCTCTTGGTTATGAATATACCGAGGTTCAAGAATCGGCAGAAATAATAACAGGCAAAGATGAGGACGATAATCCAAACAAAAAACCTAAAAAGTTACGAAGAACAAAAATAACTAAAAAATTTAGAGGAGTTCCTAATCTGTTAATTTTTGCATTATGCAACTTAGCACCAGATGAATTTAAAAGAATTGATAAAGAAGCCATGAAAGAGATTGAAGATAAAATAGCCGAAGACCGAAGACAGGCGCAAAGTTACACGGATGAAGCTATTCGCAGGGCCTATAATAGCTTATATGAGGACGTGACGAAAACAATTAAAGAGAAAAAGGCGGCGGCCGATAATGATTCAACTTGAGCGAGCGTTAAATGTTAGGGACGTCGGGTATACCTTCGAAAAGATAGCACCAAAAACAAAAGAGCATCTCGCGGTTTATTGCTCTGTTGTTTTAAATAATAGGTTCCCTCATCCAGCCTATTGCCCTGACCATGATTCCCCTTTGGATGCAATTTGGGCAGCCTATGCGGAAATTGAAGATTTTAGTATTTGGTATGCCATGAGAGGCTCGGGGAAAACATATGACCTCTCTATTTTGGCATGGCTTGAAAGTCTTTTTAAACCGCAGTGTGGAACGACGGTTCTAGGAGGCTCGCTTGAACAAAGTACAAAAGCCGTGGGCTATTTAGATTATTTATGGAGAATGCCAGGCGTCCCGCATGAGATGTTAATAAATGGGAGTGTTGCTGGAAGAGGCTTTAAACTTAATAATGGCTCATGGGTTCAGGCTTTGGCAGCCTCTCCAAAATCTGTCAGAGGCCCTCATCCACAAAAGTTGCGTTTAGACGAACTCGACGAAATGGACAGGGTTATTTATGACGCGGCTCTGGGCCAGCCAAAGTCGAACCATGGAATAAAGGATAATGTAGTTATATCTTCAACGCTTCATCATGCCTTTGGATTAATGACAGAAGTTATAGATGAACGGGAAAAAATCGGAGCCCGCCTTTACAAATGGTGTGTTGAAGAGGTTCGGGAACCTCGCGGATTTTGGACAAATGATGAAATTGGAAGAAAACTAAAACAATTAACAACGGCCATGTGGGATTCGGAGTACTTATTAAAAAGACCAATGGTTGGAGACACTGTCTTTGATTTTGAGTCTGTTGATAGGGCATATAGAAGAGGATTTAATATCTTATTTGAAAAATATCCGGCCGAAGGATGTATTGACTGGGGATATACGTGCACAGTTTTACACGTTATCCAGGATTTTAAAGAATATATAAATGTCCCTGAGTCTTATTCATGGGAATATACCGAGTTAACAGAAAGATGTAAATTAATTGTTGATATTTGCATTGAAAAAAATATAAGAGTTATATATTGTGACTCTAATCCAAAGGATAGCCACATGACCTTAAGAAAGATAATAAAAAAGAAAAGGGCTCCAGTTACCGTCATTCCCATTGCTTTTAATGTATGGAAAGACATCGCGATTAATGTTGTTAGATTCTATCTTGAAAGGGATTTAATGAACATAAGAGACAAGGTATTCCAAGACAAGATGAAAAAGTACCATTATAAAAACGTTGATTTAGAGATAATAGATAAGGTTGATGACCATTATCCCGATGCTTTAATTGCTTGGGGAGCATCTAGATGGAGAATCCTTGGAGACATAACTCCACCAAGGAATGCCGAAGAGTTAAACGGTTAAGGGAAACATCAAGAGTTTATCCTTAATTGATTATTATCTTTTTTGTGTTATAATTAACTAAGTTGTTTTTTTGATATATTCATGATTTATTTTGTTGATTGTTTACTTGGGGAAGTGGCGCGTGACACCATACACGCGCCATTCCTTTGTTATAAAGGGTTTATGTATATGATAAAAAAAACCTTGACGGATAAAAAGTATTTTGTTATAATCGTTCTTGCATGGTAGTTTTTCAAGTTTTAGAACCTTCAACAAATTTGTTACGCCGCACTTTTGAAATGCATTCCGGCCATTTCAAAAGTGCGGTGGGTAACTGCATAAAGACCTATAAATATTCGAGCCGGAAATCTAGGATATTTATAGGTCTTTTTAATATAAAAGAATGGAGAAATAAATTATGAATAATTTTGAATTTAAACACAATGGGGAAAGTTTGTGGTACTCTAGGGCTGTGGCGGTTGTTGGCCTTATTTTAGCTCACGACTATATTTGGGATTGGTATGTATTGGCAAATAAAAGAGGTAAAAATACTCCTGATTTTCAGGGATATTGGAGCCTTCCATGTGGTTACTTGGATTTTAACGAGACGTGTGAAGAGGCAATTATTAGAGAGATTTTTGAAGAGACTGGCCTTAAGATTCAAAAGGACAGGTATTTGGATTTAATTGGTGTGGATAGCATCCCTGTCGGAAAGCAAAACGTAACGATTCGATTTAAATGTAATATGATGGAGGATATAACTGCTTTAAAATTAACCAACAAAAATGCAGATGACGGCGAAGTTGATGAAGCTAAGTGGATAAACTTAAGAGATGTTAAGTCTTTTAGATGGGCCTTTAATCACTTAGAACTTATCTCTACTTATTGGGAATCAGATTTATAATTTTAATTTATAGGAAGGGTGGTATAACTATGGCGGATAAGATAATAATAAATAATAGCAGGCCTGGTTCACAGATAAATATTGTTTCGGGAAATGCTAAAATAAATGCAAGTCAAACAATAATTACTAGCAAGAATGAAACAACTATAGTGAATAATAAAGATGTCAAAAAATAAATGGAATTATTAAATTTAAGGAGTTGATATAATTGTTTTTACAAGAAAACTCAAACTTTCCACCTGACGACTGGACATATTGGTATGATAAATATGACGAATATTGCAGCTGGTATTCGGGCGACCCGAACGAATTATTAAGATTTTATTCTACAAAAAAGCCGATAATTTATTCTCAGAACATATTTTGGCAAAAAATAAGAGAGACTGAGGACGACAATGCTATTCATATGCCAGCCGCTGGAGATATTTCTGCAATGTCATCTAATTTATTGTTTTCTGAAAAACCAGAATTTAACTTTGAGAAAAAAACTGTTGGAGGCGAACGGCTGAGTCTATTCATAGAAGATAATAGTTTTTATAGTTTGCTATTAGAGGCTGCGGAAATGGCTGCCGCCTTGAGTGGAGTCTTCTTAAAGTTGGAAATAGACACCCGGTTATCAAAGACTCCAATAATTAGCGTTATAACTCCTCTCGCGGCTTTCCCGACATTTATAAGGGGAAGGCTGTGGGAAGTTTTATTTTATAGGGAAGTTAAAACAGAAAAAGGCGGGACGGTTGTATATAGGCTCTTTGAAAATAGAAAGAGAACTGCAGACGGATTTACAATTGAATACAAACTTTATAAGGGAACGAAGGACAAAACTGGAAAAGTTATAGATATTAATGCCATTGAAGAAACGGCTTCATTGGGATTAATTGATGTTGTTTATAATAAGGTTGATGGGCTTGGAGTTGTTTATGTTCCCAATATGCGGCCCAATAGATTACAACCGGGTTCCCCTCTTGGGATAAATGATTATGCCGGAGTAATTGGCATGATGGATTCCCTTGATTTATCTTATAGCTCATGGATTAGAGACATTGAGCTGGGGATGGGACAGATTTTTGTTGATGAAGAATTGCTTCAGAGAGAGGAGACTTCAATTTTTGGAACAGAAAAAAGTGTGTTAAACAAATTTTCTAAATTCCAAAAATGCTTCATGAAGTTGAATCTTTCAAGCCAAAGAATGTCTGGAACAAATACAAAGCCAATTGAAAGCGTTCAATTCGAAATGAGGACAGATGAACATTTAAGAACCTGCGAATATCTATTTAGTCAAATCGTATCACAGTGCGGATATTCGCCATCAGGCTTTGGCCTTGACACCGATGGGAACGCCGAAAGTGGCAGGGCCTTAAGAATGAAAGAAAGAAAAAGTTTATTAACCCGGGAAAAGAAATCAAGTTATTGGCTGCAGGCAATAAACAAACTTTTTATGCAGGTTCAGCAACTAGACAATGCTGCTTTTACAATTTTTTATAATTTAGAGGATGTAAAAACAGAGCTGCAGGATTCAATTATTGTCGACTCGGGCGAGTTATCCGAAACAATAAGAAATCTAGACCAAGCAATGGCAATCTCGACGCTTCTAAAGGTTAAAATGCAACATCCAGATTGGACAGATGAAGATGTCGATGCCGAGGTAAAAAGAATAAACGATGAAAAAGGCGTTGAGAAAAGCGTCTTTGACATAGAAACTTAAAAAAACTAAGGGAGATGAAAGATATGAAAAAAGAAGATTCCAAAAAAATGGAATGGGAATCGGTTAATGAATATCAATATAGAATGAAAGTGCATGATGTTATAACAAGGGTTTCTCTGGCCTTGGGAAGTTTAGAAGGATTAAAAACAGATTTTAATTTTAACTGCGCAGGGCTCCAAGAGTCTATTAAAAAAGCATTAAACGAAATAAGGTCAATACCGGTGCCAGAGATTTATACCGAATCGCATAAGGTTATTCTTAATTGTATAAAATCGTATAGGCGGGCCATGGATTTATTAATTGATGGGATAGCAAAGAAGGACGCTCCAACAACATACAAAGCCGGACGGTATATCCACGAAGGAAATGCCTGGATGGTAATTGCAAAGACTAGAATTTGGGAAGAGGTCGAAAAGAAAGAAGGAGAAAGAAAACCTAAATAACTTTTAAAGGATTGGTAAAATGATAAATCAGGGAACTTATGAAAATCTAAGTTATGACTTAGAAATCGCGGCAGAACAGGCCGTGTATGATATCGGGATGGCTCTTGTTGCTTTAAATAAGGCACTTATAAGAGACCATAATAATGTGTCTAAAGCAAGGGCCATCTTTCAATTAAAAGTAAATAGAATTGCTAAAGAATTTAAGAAAGCTGCTGATAAGTTTTCCAATAATAGTATGTCCGATGCTTATATTCTAGGAATAAGAAGCTCGGATGCCGAATTAAGAGCTGCAGGTAAAAAGGGCCTCGCAACAAACAAAATCGTTCGCGGGAGTTCTCTTATTAGAAATCCACCAATGGCTCCAATTCCAGAAATACCTGGCCAAATATTATTGAAGTTCAAGGGATTTGAATCCCATACACAGTTTTTTGGAGTATTTAGGTCGGCAGCTTACTATTCCCTTGAAGATAAACCTTTTCAAATAATGCGAAAAGCAGATGATATCTTTAGGAAAATAGCCGTTCAAGTTGGAGAACAGAGTTTTAAAGAGGGAGACATTATTACTAGAAGGCAAATATCTCAAAAGTTACTTGATGGATATGCAAAGGCAGGGCTTCAAAGTATAACATATAAAAACGGAGCCCGGCATTCCTTGGATACCTATTGTGAAATGTTAGGGAGAACAATGACCGGGAGATGTGCTGTCCAGGCATCCTTAAATAGATTCGTTGAAAGAGGTTATAGCCTGGGTATAATTTCGGCACATTTTAGAAGTTGCGATTTATGTTCCCCATATGAAGGAACTATTGTTTCCCTAGATGGGAAAGACAATAGATATCCAACAATCTGGGATGCTGAGACT